TTCGCAGTATGAGTACTCGTGAAGCTGACCATATGCGCGGGCGTTATTATATGCATACTGGCTATGTGCCTAATCCCACCATTGACCACCCTAGCTATGGATCTGTCCTATCCCATCAATTAAGACGGAATGATTTGGCAATCCCCCAGTTCATCTCGGTGGGAGGAGGAAGTATGGGTGCAGGTTTTCTGGGAGCTAAATACAATCCGTTCATGGTAAATAGCGATGGTAGAATTAGAAATCTAAACATGAAAATAGACGAGAGATTTTACCAAAGAGCTTACGCTTTAGATGCTATTGAAAATAACTTTATAAACCAGAGAAGAGGGTCATTAGCAAAAGAACATCAGGCGATCCTTAAAGAGACATTTAATGTTCTAACAAGCTCCCAAATGGATGCACTTAAAGTGGCTAGTGAGCCTGACAATATAAAAGAAAGATATGGAAACAATAACTTTGGAAAGGGGTGCTTGATGGCACGACGTTTAGTCGAAGCAGGAGTACCATTCATTGAAGTTAATCTAGGTGGTTGGGATAATCATCAGAACATTTTCCCTACGTTAAGAGACACGAAACTGCCCATGTTAGATCAAGGCATGAGCGCGCTGTATGAAGACTTAGAGCAGCGTGGGTTATTACAAGACACAGCGATTATTTGGATGGGTGAGTTCAGTAGGACTCCTCGTATCAATGGTAATGCTGGCCGTGACCATTGGGCACGAAGCTGGAGCGTTGTTGTTGGTGGAGCTGGAATGAATGGTGGCATAGCCATTGGCGAAACAAACTCAGATGGTACTCGTGTGGAAACTGAACCATATACATCTCAGGATGTTATGGCTTCCGTATGCAAAGCACTTGGTATCTCTTTGGGTACTACGTTTACTAGCAACAGTGGTAGACCTATGAAGATCGCTAACTCCGGTAAGGTTATAACCGAACTGTTTAGTTAATATAATGAAATTCTACAAGAACGCAGTTTACGTGCTTTTTTCTCTATCTTTGTTGAATTTAGCGGGCTCTTTCTATATGTATAGACATATAATGAATAGGAGCAATATAATAGAGGTTAAGGTTCCTATAGAAGAAGACCTGAGAGAATTACCTTTACACGCGAGACTCAGAGATTCACAGATAATGCAAGCAATACTTATGACTCACCACCAATTAGGCATACACAAACCCGGCTCACAGCCGATGTGTCCAATGTGTCAAGATTCAGAAATTAAAACTATAACAGTAGAGAGCAATTAATGGCAAGACAAGCAAAAAAACCAAAAACAACAAGACAAAGAAGAAAGATACTACGGCCTAAAACACGCAACCAAGAAACATACATGCAGAGTATAAACAAGTCTGATGTCACTTTTTGTTCTGGGCCTGCTGGATCTGGTAAAACAAGTGTTTCTGTAGGAATGGCTTGTGAATATTTAATTGAAAAGAAAGTAGACAAGATTATTATTACAAGACCGGTGGTTGAATCTGGCAGGGGTTTGGGACATCTTCCGGGAACTCTGGTTGAAAAAATAAATCCATACCTAATACCTATATTAGAAGAGATGAATCATTATCTCACTAGAAATACCGTTGAGACTTACAGAAATAGAAATATTATTGAGTTATGTCCTTTAGAATATATGAGAGGGCGAAACTTTCATAATTGTTTTATGATCTTAGACGAAGCGCAAAACGCTACGTTTGAACAAATCAAAATGTTTATTACTAGAATTGGAAAGGATTCCAAAGCTGTGATAAATGGAGACCTAAGACAGTCCGACTTAGGCAAACATCAAGGCGGTCTTAAGACATGCATGGATAAACTCGTTGAGGTTTCTGGTGTTGGTGTTTGTAAATTGGATTATAGCGATATTGTGCGTAGCGGTATTGTGTCCAAAATTCTAATGACACTAAACAAAGAAGAAGATGAAAATGAACCAGTCAAATATTTTTAGAGGGATCTTTTTGGCGGCTATTTTAATAATAGGTGTTAGATCTGAGTACAATAATGCACAAATAAACCAAAGACTTAGCATCTTAGAAGAAGGAATTTATCAGGGGCATACGATACAAACTGATACAGCTATGAAGTTTGAAACATTCTTACAGGCTCTTTCTGACGAGCTACCTGTAGAGGTAGAAGCGTATGCGACAGAAGCCGCAACAAAAGTAGCTAGAGAAGTTACAATAAGCACTCTCCAAGAATTTGCTGAAAATTTCCAAAAAGTGGATGTCAAACTTGATAAGTAGATCTATAATATTGATAGACTATTTATAGGAGTTTTAAATGCCAACTTACGATTACGAGTGCAGCGAGTGCGGGTACTACAAAGAAGTTTTTCAAAAGTTTTCCGAGAAACCTCTTGTTAGGTGTCCAGAATGCAAGAAGCACAAGTTTAGAAGAGTTATCTTAAATGCTCCCCACATCTCAGTAAAAGGGGAGCCTACCACTATTAAACATCTAGCCGACAGAAATACCCAAAAATTAGGTAATTATGAACTGCAAGACAAGATGCAAGCTGACAACATGGACAAGGTCAAAAAAGACCGAGAAGTCAATCAACGAAGAAACAAAATAAATAAGATGTCAACTGCACAAAAAATGAAGTTTATAGAAAAGGGCGAGTGATGACTGATAGAGCTAATTTACCGCACAAAGCAATTATTCATATCGGAATAGCAGTTCACGAAGTTTTGAAAAATGGTGATCTAGATCCAATCCCAGCAAGCGAGGAAGAGCTTTCTAGATATGATCTTGGAAGACACGCTAAGATGTGTATTAATGGCTTTGACAGGGCCGACTGTATTAAAAAAATTAAAGAGCTACTGGAGAAATTAGATGGCTAGAGGAGAAAGAGAAGACATCTCACATTTAAACTTGCCTAAAGTTCCCGAAAAAGTAACTACATTTATCGGAGCCAAAGGAAGTGAAGTTAAAGAGCGAGATGCCTTCGTCAAGATTGTAGAAAATGGTGAATTCAACACCTACTATATTAAATATGGTCGAGGCGATTTGTTTGATCCTTATGGAGCAGACAAGAATATGCACAATAGACCATACTTTGACTTTAGAAAAGTTAAAGAAGACGTGTATGCTTACTATTTAGAATATTTAACAAAGAGAGATAGAATCTTTTTGACTCGCGCAAGAAGATCTTTAATGGAGGATTAAAATGACTAAAAAGGGCCCGCTTTCTAAAAGCGAAAAACAGTATATCGAGGACAATCAAGGATTAGCTGCTGATGAAATCGCAGAAGAGCTTGACAGATCCGAAAAGTCTGTTAGTAAACATCTAGCAAAGCTAGCTGAGCAACAGGCACTGGATGACTCTGACAAAAAAGAGCCAGCAGTTTCCGCTGCTATTACAGGTACAAAGAAAGATGATAGTGATGAAGAACCAGCACTTCCAAAGGCTGGCGAGCTCATGGCAAGAAATGACCGCTACGGCGCTGTAACAATGACAGAACAAGCATCGGCAGCTGGAGACATCAGTAAGCCAGACAGGTTGGCAGAAAAAGTTAACATAGCACCTCGACACAGAGGTTCGATCCACAAAATTAAAGGAGACTGATATGATTTGTACTGTTCGAGATGAGCATATCCGTAAGCTAATTATGGAAGACATTTCTATGACTTGGAAATGTACATTGGATGATGGTACTATCGTATGGGGCGACTATGAGCGTCCGGGAGTACAGGAAAGTCCGTGGCTTAGATTACAAAGGTTTTGTGAAGAAAACGGTAGGTGTGTTGCAAAGGCGCAAGTAATTGTAATAGGCGCACCTGAAGAAGTTGTTTTTGAGAACGAGAATGGCCTTGATGGTTTTTTCATTGCTAGAGGTTTCTCAAAAGATATTGATATGGTGACTGGAGACGGCCCGTCTTACCAGCACATGACATTTGGTTTATTAAATGATAATCTTGAGGTAGAAGTAAAGAAATATAGTTGGCCAGAGTGCGAATTTATGGAATTTACTCAGAAAAGAATGATGACTCAGGAAAATCTTTCTTGGATGATTTGGAAAAATGACGAAACAAAGAAGCAAAACGAGCAGGTTCAAGTCACCCTCAACGGGTGATTATTGCACCATAGGCCAATACATCGCTGAAATATTGGTTCAACGTAAGGCAGAGAGAGAAAATGAAGGCTCTTTGTCTTATAAGTTCTGGAATAAAACTCGCAAGAAACAGTATCAGCGTCAAGTTCAAGAGGTCTATAAAATGATTTCTGAATTTGGCGAGGATGCTGTCTATGACTACATCATAAATAAAAATAAGCGAGTATACTCTGCACTTCCTAAGTGGGTAAAAGATGAGGTTAAAAATCATAAAAAGCTTTTAGACTCAAGGCCAAAACCTAAGCAGCGTGATATTATTGAAGTAGAAGAAGATAACATAAATGTAAAACCTATGAAGAGCTTTGGCAACAAATCTCTTTTTTCTAAATTGAGGAACTCAAATGGCAAAGACAAAAAAGACTGATCCGGCGTTTGTAAAAGAGATCATAAAGAAATACGGTAATGTAATTTCGACTGGTAACCAAGTCCTAGAGCGCAGAAAAGATTATAAGGTTGTCACTGTCAGTCCCGCTATTGACTTAGCATTAGGTGGAGGGATTAAAGAAGGCTCTTGGGTAATACTAACTGGAGATCCTAAGTGTGGCAAGACAACAACAGCATTACAAATCGCCGCTAACTGCCAGAAAGAAGGCCGTCCAATCATCTATCTTGACGCTGAAGGTAGACTGAAAGAAATGAATCTACTTGGTGTGGATGGCTTAGACAAAGAGAAAATGCAAATCATTCATTCTGAAGATGAACCTTTGAGTGCAGAAACCTTTTTAGATATTGCTGTTAAATTGGTTAGTGCAAAAGAAAATGAGGGTTGTGTTTGCATCATCGACTCAACATCTGCTCTCATGCCAGCAAAAGAATTAGATGGGGATATGACTCCCGGACGAGCAGGACTACCAAAAGTTTTATCTGTTTTCTGCAAAAAGATGGGTCAGATTGTACCAAATCAAAAAGCAACTCTGATTATCATCACACACTTTATTGCTAATACTTCAGGCTACGGAGCATCAAGAATGCCAGACTGCGGTAGAAAAATTCAATACCAAGCCGACACAAGAATGGAAGTAAAATCTATCACCCCTTGGGTTCAAAGCGATCGTCAGGTTGGCCAAGCCGTGAACTGGAAAGTTGTTTGTTCATCTATGGGATCGCCCGGAACAGAATGTCAAAGTTGGATCAAATATGGTCACGGTGTAGATAAAATTCAAGAGCTTATTATGCTTGGATTGGATTTAGGTCTTATCGGTAAAGCTGGAGCTTGGTTCACATGCGAATTTATGGTCGCCTTTACAGATGTCGTAAAGAAGATAAAGCCAGAAACAAATATAGAAGACACTGAGGCGGTTTTGAAAGCGGTTAAATTTCAAGGCCAAGAGAGACTGTATAATTTTCTACTAGCCAATGAAGAAGTGTTTAATATATTAGAAAAAGAAATCAAGGGAATGCTTTAATGCACACCCATTGTTACAATCAACATAGCTGGTCACACAAGAGTAAAGATCCAATTTTTTTTGATGAGGAAAATCAGGCTCTAATGTGTGACTTTGGCCCAAACAAATGTATGGCAGGATTTAAATCTTCAGGTGTTTCTTTAGATACTATAAAAGGATGTTGTGAAAAATATAAAATAGATTTTTCTAGTATTCCAAAAGATAATATAATCATAGTTGCAGAAGACCTCGGTTTTTTAAACAGTAAGAATCATGGAGAATATCTTGGGTTGCGGCAAAGGCCATTTTCCCACTCTGACATAGATTCCATATTGTCGGAGTTCAAAAACATCTTTACCCCGAACCTAAAAAATAAAATACACGATTCTGTATACCCGCTACCAATGGGGATAAAACTTGGTGACTCTGAGTATTTGGAATCACTTGAGTCAGTTCAACGTTTTATGCCTAGACACAGAAAAAAAATATGCTATGCAAATTTTTCCATGACTTCGCCGTATAGAATAAAAGTTGCAGAATGGGCCTTTAGACAGAGACATATAGATGCTCATATATATAAGAGATATGACAGGCATGGAGACGATCTTCGGATGAAAGAAGAAATATTTTCCAAGAAAGGAAAACTGCCAGATACAGAATACTTTAAGGAGTTAAGCTCTTATAAATTTTGTATATGCCCAGAGGGTAACGGTATAGACACATTTAGAATGTGGGAATGTATATTAACAAACACTATTCCTATTGCTCAAAATAACTATGGAAACAGAATTTTTTCTAAAATATGGCCAATGATCCTAGTGGACAGGTACGAAACAGATGATATACCGAACAGAATGCTAAAATTTTTACTTGACTTCCCAGACCACCAATATGATTCCGCATGGATATATTTACGTGATACTGGCTTTAGCTCGATGATTGAAAGGATAAAAAATGAATGTGTCTGGTCTTGATGGTAAAATTTGGAAATGGAACCCCTCTAGAAGTCAAGCTTCAGTAAGTGAAAAAAACAGGTCTTCTTTACATAAAAAAGCTAGATTACTGTTGAAAGAGATATTTCCATATGATAGAATATTAGAAGAGGTTACACTTCCCGGAACCAAGACGGGTTCTAGGAGATCTCTATTGTACGCAGACCTTTATGTCCCAAATAGAAGTCTAATTGTAGAAGTGCATGGAGAACAGCACTTTAAATTCAATTCATTTTTTCATAAAGATAAGATGGCGTTTTTCAAGGCCCAAGCTAGAGACAAAGATAAAAGAGCTTGGTGCGACTTAAATGATATGACGCTCATTGAGTTAAATTATAATGAGTCTGAGGATGAATGGAGAACTAAATTTGACTAACGAACAAAAGGTAACAGAATTCCTTTCAAAGGTAGATGACTGGATTGAAGACAGAAATGCAGATCTGTCTAAACAGAATGAAGAGGTGGAGTCTATAATGGCGCTAACCTCAGAACAAGTTAGATCTTTAGGGCAGGAGAAGTGCTTATCCTACTCCTTTATTCTTTTTGCTCATGCAGAATACCTGCAAGGTGTCTATAATAAAGAGAAGACTGTTGTTGAATTTTGTGACGATAGTATTTGGTTTATGATTGGAGATAAGCTACATAACTACGGCGGCCAATATTCAAAATGGCAAGAAAGATATTATTCTGCGGTGAAAGAAAACCCAATGGCGACAGAATTAAATAGATTAAAAATTATGTCACAAGCCAGACTGAATAGATTGACTGGAAAAGTCGATAACATTAAAAGGATGGCGACATTGTTACAAGACTTAGGCAAGAGAAGAGGTTACTAATGTCGATAATTGACACAGCAAAAGAGCTACTTAGAAAAGGTATCGCTCTTAATGACGAAGATTTAATAAACATGGCAAACTCTCTATTAGAGGTGGATGTTGAAACCCAAGCGCCTGCTCAACCTGAAGAAAAACAGGTCGTGGAAAAGGAAAAGACACCACCTCAGAGAGTCGTTGCCGATGACTTTGCAGTAAATAGAGAGTCTCTTGAAAATTCTAGAACTCCCGTAAGTGATATAAGGGCAAGAGAGAACCAGTTTGTTGACGATAGGACTGAACATATGGATATAGAAACTCCTGAGTTCACTCCAACCGAAAGAAGAAATCCTAGCAAGTTATTTCCCCAGAAGTGTCAACAGTGCAATGAAACTTTCAAAGTGCATGAGTCCCACAGAAGAGAATGGTTCGTATGTGATGCCTGTTTGGTTGGGAGGAGAAGATAATGATAAAAGTCAAGTTGCTTAGCGAAGAAGCTACTGTACCGACTAAGGCTCATAAGTCTGATGCTGGTTGGGACTTATATGCTTCCAATACATCACAGCCAGTTTATCCACATAAAAGAAGATTAATCTCTACAGATATATCTATAGCGATTCCTGACGGTTACTGTGGTCTTATTTGGCCAAGATCTGGCTTGTCAGTTAAAAAGGGAATTGATGTTCTTGCTGGTGTAATCGACTCTGGGTACAGAGGTGAAATAAAAGTCTGTTTACTTAACACATCTGATACGCTGGCACACATTCATCCGGGCGATAGGATCGCTCAATTAATCATACAAAAAGTTGAAGATATTGAATTTTTAGAGGTCGATAAACTTGACGATAGTGATCGTGGAGATGGCGGCTTCGGAAGTAGCGGGAGATAAATATGCCTTTTAATAGGTTGCAACAAATTATTGCCGAAAGAAAAGCGGCAGCGAATAAAGAAGAAGTTATTGAAGATGCCTCGACTCCACAAGAGGATAGGACTAGAGGAGAAACTAGACGAGAAGCAAAGGAAGATCGCAAAGAGGATCGAAAAGAAAAAGTTGAACAGAAGCGAAACTACCGATTAGAGAAGATCAATGCAGTAAAAGAGAAGATTTATGCTGTCGCATCTAAGAGAAAGTGGTTGTTTTTTATTATAGTTGGTGCTATAGTAGCATACCTAGTTATCTTCAAAGGTGGTTTTGGAGGTGGTGATATTCTAACTAAGATCAAAGGATTTTTTGGATAATGAAAAAGACATTAACTTTAGAATGGAAAGATTTTCTACTTGGTGTATTTTTAAGCGCTACCATTTGTATGGGGTTCTATATCTTTAGAGGAATGTAAATGAATTTAGGCATAACAGCTATCGCTGTTTCCGCTGCAATGTATGTAATTGTATGCGGATCATGTATAAAGCAAAAAGATTACCCACATGCACTCATGTGGTTTTCTTATGCTATGGCCAATATGGGGTTATTATGGTACGAATTAAACAAAATGAAAATAAATTAGAAGACGCAGCGGCTGAATCTGCTGTGCTTGCTGGTCTATGTCAATATGGAATTGACGCAATGCTTGAGGTTGAGTATATCAGCACCGAGTATTTTATGGATCAGACCAACCAAGTTATCTTTGACTGCCTGAAGAAGTCTCTTGAGTCAACACAGAAGGCAGAACTTTCTTCGCTACTATCTGCTGCAAACCAGCTCAATCATTATGATGTAATCAAAGAAGAGGCTGGATACTTAAGATACTTATTTGACACTCCGATTTTACAAGATAACATTCCTGTCAACGGAGCAAAATTAGCGAAGCTGAAGATAGCTCGTGATGTTAAGAAGACTTTGGCTAAATGCTCACTGGAGGTTGACAAAATTAATGGTGATGAAGACATCACTGAAATCATCTCTTTGATTGAGACCCCCATTTTAGATGCGACATCCAAAATATATCAAGGCTCAGACAACAAGCCCAAGATCATTGGTGAAGATGTCAGCGAATATGTTGAGTTCTTAAAAGAGAATCAAAATGAAATGTTGGGCATCAGCACTGGCTTTCCTCGTTTCGATGAGGCTATCGGCGGAGGAATCCGTAGAAAGTGCGTAGATCTTGTCGCTGCAAGACCTAAAGTCGGTAAGTCGATGTTTGGTGATGCTGTAGCGATGCATGTCTCCAGAAATCTAAACATACCAGTCTTGATGCTAGATACAGAAATGTCTAAAGAGGATCATCTTAATCGCATGCTTGCGAATGTCAGTGGTGTTGAAATAAACAAGCTGGCGAGCGGCAAGTTCGCTAATAATGATCTAGACATTGAGAAAGTAGAGAAAGCCGCTGAAGAGCTTCAGAATATCCCATATCATTATGTTAGTATTGCTGGTCAGCCTTTTGAAAACATACTTGCGATTATGAGAAAATGGATTCATCAAGAAGTTGGGTTTGATGAGAATGGCAGAACAAATGATTGTATTATTATTTATGACTATTTGAAATTAATGAACTCCGCTAGTATTTCTAATTCTATGCAGGAGTTTCAAGTGTTGGGCTTTCAGATCACACAACTACATAACTTCTGTGTGAAGCATGATGTGCCCTGTTTGAGTTTTGTGCAGCTAAATAGAGATGGTATTACTAAGGAGTCTACAGATGTCGTTAGTGGGTCTGATAGGCTTATATGGTTATGTACTAGCTTCACAATATTTAAGATGAAGTCAGATGAAGAGATGGCGGATGACGGCGAAGATCATGGCAATAGAAAGCTAGTACCGATTGTAGCTCGTCATGGAGCCGGATTAGATGACGGAGACTATATAAATATGAACATGTTTGGTAAATTTGGTAAACTTGTAGAAGGGCAAACAAGAAATGAAGCCCATAAAACAAGTAAAATTAAGGATGATGGTTTTGAACAAACGACTAACGAATCAACAGATCTTAGCAGTGTCTAACCAGCTCTCGACTAGAGTTGAAGACTTGCTAAAATACTTTGAAATTGATTACATTGAGTACCCAAACAGGTTGGCCTTCCCGTGTCCAATTCATGGTGGCGATAATCCCGAAGGCTGTTCTATATTTACGGACGGGGTAAGCTCTAAAGGTAATTGGAATTGCTGGACTGCTAATTGTCATGAAGACTATGGAAAGAATACTTTTGGTTTTGTCAGAGGCTTGCTAACAAATAGAAAAGCCCGAGAAGTTGGAGTGTTGGAAACATTCTATTTTTGTAGTAAGTTCTTGGGATTAGATCCAGAAACTATAGAATTTGAACAGCCAGTAGAAAACTATAGCGTCGTAAAGATACTTGAGGTTTTTCAAAGAGAGCCCGTGCGACACGAACAGTCTGTAGATAGAGAGACAATAGTTGACAAGCTTGACATACCGTCTAAATATTATATTGATCGAGGATATAAATCAGAAACTCTAGAGAAATTTGATATCGGCATGTGCATAGGTAGGGGCAAGCCAATGTCTGGCCGTGTTGTGGTTCCGATTTATGATGAAAATAATAAGTATGTAGCATGTATAGGTCGGGCTGTTTACCAGAACATGAAACCAAAATGGCTGCATAGCAAAGGGTTCAAGAAAAGTTCATATTTATATGGGTACAATGTGGCTAAAGATGATATAATGAAAAAAGGAACTATTGTTTTAGTAGAAGGTCAGGGTGATGTATGGAGAATGCATGAGGCTGGCGTTACCAATACGGTCGGCATTTTTGGAGCCAGTCTAAGTGAGGATCAGCTTATTCTAATAGAAAGAAGCGGAGCCAGAAACGTAGTTATACTAACAGACTACGATGAGGCTGGTCAAAAAGCAGCAAAGCAAATACTAAAAAGATGCGGAAGACGATTCAATTACTACCGACCAGAAATCGACCAGAAGGACGTGGGAGATATGACAGTCGAACAAATACAAGATCAAATTATTAATAAGTTACAGGGAGTTTTATAGATGACAAGAATTTTGGCGTTTGCTGGCAGAAAACAGTCTGGTAAAAATTCAGCTTGCTCTTTCTTACACGGGTATCAAATGAGGTCTTACAATATTGTTAAAGACTTTGCAATTGATGAAGAAGGAAGACTAATAGTAGATACTGTCTCTACTGATGCTGATGGTTCTGACCAAACGAACAAAGGTGTTTTGGATGTTACTAGAACAGACTTAGACTTTGGGTTATGGGCGGCTGAAAACATTTGGCCTTTCATCAAGCACTATTCTTTTGCAGGCGCTCTTAAAGAAATTTGTAGTGGATTATTTGGTATTAGTCGAGCTCAGTGCTATGGTACAGATGTAGACAAGAATACACTGACTTGGTTCCGCTGGGAGAATATGCCCGGATACGAAGGGAACGATGAAGGCAGAATGACAGCTAGAGAGTTTATGCAGTATTTTGGAACAGATGTTTGCAGAAAAATTCATCCTGACATTTGGACTGAACATACAATCAAGAATATACGCACCGAAGAACCTTTAATAGCTGTTATCTCAGATTGCAGATTCCAAAATGAAGTTGACGCAGTGCAAAGGGCTGGAGGAAAAGTTATTCGGCTCACTAGAGGTGTTGATAACGATGGACACAGTAGTGAGGCTGAAAGCGAACTTATAGAAAATTATGACGCCGTTGTAGATAATAAGGATTTAACTTTGCATGAGACTAATGTAGAGATAATGTCTGTACTTGAAAGCTGGGGTTGGCTCGGTAGTGTAATCGAAGCTACTGAACCTTCAGCACCACAAGAGGATGGGCCACAGATCGTTGGTGGCATCATGAAAATTAAGGAATAATATGTTAGTTACATACATAAGAAGTTCTAGTTATAATAATTTTGAGTACTGCCAGATGCAATATTTTATGACCTATGTTTTAGGTCATCAAACCACTTCAGGCAAGAAAGCTCAATTGGGAACGGTTGTACATAAGGTTATGGAAGTTTTGGCTGGATGTAAGAAATTGCACCAAGACGGTCAAGAGCTATTGCTTAAGGATGACGCTATCGGAGAGGTCGAGTTTACCAAGCGTAGACTCGGAACAAAGAAATTTGTAAACGAAATCCTTAAGCGTAGCTACGACCATTACACTGTACCATGCTCTCATCACTATACTAATGCAGACTATAAATTCTGTGATAAGACGACATGGGAAGCCCTAACTTATGATGACGGCAACTTTGACCCAAGAAAACGTAACATTGTTGCGGCTGAGCCTCAATTTGATATTGCCATCGAAGAAGACTGGGCTAAATATGAATATGATATGCCAGACGGAACAAAGGCAGAAGGCCAACTTGCTATCAAGGGTACGATTGACTTGGTAACAGAAGTATCTGATGGAGTAATTGAAGTTATCGACTGGAAGACAGGACGCCGACTTAACTGGGCTACCGGAGAGGAGAAGACTTATGAAAAGCTATGTAAAGATCCGCAGTTAATGTTGTATCACTATGCAATTTCTAAGCTTTTCCCTCAATATGAAGACGCAATTATGTCGATATATTTCATTAGAGATGGTGGCCCGTTTAGTATCTGTTTTGAAGAAAGTGACAGACAGAAGTTTTTGGGAATGCTAAAGGATAGATTTGAGGAAATCAAGAAGACGACTCGTCCAAGAATGCTATCTAGAAATCAGGCTCACTGGAAATGTACTAAGTTATGTGACTTCTGTAAGACGGATTGGCCCGGAACTGATGAAAGCATGTGCCGACATGTCAGTAATCACTTAGACCAATTTGGTATGCTAGACACAATACAAAACTGCACAAGAGAAGATTTCGATGTTGGATATTATGAGGCTCCCGGATAATGATTGAAGTAAAAATTACAGAAGAAATGAAAAAAAGCGCATGGGCAAAGTCTAGAGAGATGGGAGTCATAAAAAACTCCATCATGAAAGGCGACGGAAATATTGCTGGATTTCTAGGAGAAGAGGTTGCAAATGTAGTTATAGGTGGTACAATTAATAACACTTATGATTATGACTTGGTTGCACAAGATGGAACTAAGTATGACGTAAAAACAAAGAGATGTACTTCTCCACCTAAACCTTATTATGATTGTTCAGTCGCCAACTTTAATACAAAGCAAAAGTGCGACCGATATGTGTTTGTCAGGATTGAGAATAAGAACAAAAGATGGGGGAGAGCGTGGGTCTTGGGTTGGTTGACTCACGATGATTATTTTAAGAAAGCTCGCAAGCTAACAAAGGGTCAGAAAGATCCCTCCAATGGCTTTGTTGTTAGAGCAGATTGTCATAATGTTGCTATTTCAGAATTGAATAAATTTAAGGATTGTCATGAATTGGATTCCACTAAACAATAAAACTCACTTTAGTCTGCAAAGAGGCTACTCAAAGCCGGAACAACTTGTAGCCAAGTGTAAGAAGTTTGGCTACAAATCTTGTGCGATCACAGATATAAATACTATTTCTGGTGCTGTCGCCTTTTATAAAACTTGCAAGAAGAATGATATCAAACCTATTATTGGTTGCACATTTGAGTTTGAAAGTCATAAGCCAATGACACTATTAGCCAAGAACAAACAGGGTTGGTTTGATCTTATTGACTTAGTTTCTAAGAAAAACTCTTACAGTGATGACGTTGTCAACAAGCTTTTAAAGTCTCATAGCGAGAATCTAATATGTATTGACGATCTAAAGCAGCAGCCTAGTTATTATGCTGATACAAAAGATGCAGAATTACATCGAATACTTCTTTGCTCTGGAATGAAAACCACAATGGGCAAAGTTAAAGATAGACTCAAGCAAGATGGTTTCAAAAAGTTAAAAGGCTTTTTTAGTTCAGACAAGTATTATATGATCTCGCCAGAAGAGGCGTCAAATCAATACACTGAGGATGTTATAACAAAAGCGTTTGAGATTTCTGAACAATGTGAGGAGTATGATATCTTAGGCAAGCCAATGCTTCCTAAGTTTGACTGTCCTGACGACTACACTGAAGATGAATATTTGAAACAGTTATGTAGGGACGGGTGGCGCAGTCTACTTGCTGAAACAGGAAAAATAGATAATGAAGACAGGAAACAAGAGTATCTTGATAGAATCAAGAATGAAATGGATGTTATTTTTGATGCAGACTTGTCTGGTTATTTTCTAATCGTGCAGGACATTGTAAACCATGTTAGAGAACAGGGCTGGTTACCGGGCCCCGGAAGAGGTTCTGCTGCAGGATGTTTGATTTCTTATCTGATTGGGATTACAGAAATTGATCCCATTGAATATGATTTGATTTTTGAAAGATTTTATAATGCAGGGCGTAACACTGAAGATCATGTATCCTTACCTGATATTGATGTTGACGTTCCAGCAGAAAAGCGAGATGAGGTTATTGGATATATTAAATCAAAGTATGGAGAAGATAATGTATCTCAGATGTTAACCTTTAATAAGTTACAGGGTCGAGCGGCATTAAAAGAAATAATGCGTATCACAAATGCTGTTTCTTTCGCTGAGATGAATGATATAACAAAGAATATTCCCAATGAAGCAGATGTCTCCGACCTAATTGAAGAAAGCGGTGAAAAATCACTAATAAAATGGACACTTACTTATCAGCCTAGCGATCTAGGAAAATGGTGTAAGGTTAATCAAGAAGGAGATTTAATCGGGCCTTTGGCAGAAATTTTTGAGCAAGCTATTGACATCGAGGGTACAATTAAATCACAGGGCAAACATGCGGCGGGAGTTATTATATCGGCTAATAAATTGAGAGAGGTTTGTCCTATGGTTCAAGATAGGCACAAGAACCTTGTGGCTGGATTTGAAATGGGAGACCTTGAAGATCAAGGACATGTTAAATTTGATATTTTAGGCATCGACCTACTAAGTAAAATTATGGAGATTAAAGATGAGCACTAAAGAAGATTATAAGTCAGTTCTGTTTTCTGGCTGCGCGATTGAATATAAAAATGTTAGCCTTTGTGATCTAAGGCATTTTCTTCCTCAGTTCAGAGGTAGACTCAATGGCGTTTACCAAGTACATTCAGACAATAAAAAGAATTTGTATAGTAAGCTGTTTTATGACATTAATGAAGCAGTTGATAAATTTATTGAATTAAGAGGTGTTGTAAGATGAATTACAGAGATATAATTGTTTTTGACTTTGAAACAGGGTCTAGAAATCCACACAAGACACAACCGACACAAGTTGCCGCTATTGCTTTGCATGGACGCAAACTAACAATTCAGCCCAATGGTATTTTCAATAGCGAGATTAGACCTATTCTTGACGACAAGAAAGCGATTGAGGCTGGTTTTGATCCTCTAGAAGAAGAGGCACTGAAGATTACTGGTAAGACCAGAGAAGCTTTAGCAAAAGCTCCACTACCAAAGACTGTATGGAAGAAGTTTGAAGATTTTTGCATGCAATTTAATTTCAAGAAAAGCTCTTACACTGCTCCTATTGCTGCAGGCTACAATATCATTGGCTTTGACTTACCAATCGTTCAGCGCATGTGTGACATGCACGGGACTACCGACTCAAGAGGTCGCCAGACTGTATTCAATCCTATCTTTAAGTTAGACTTGATGGACATGGTTTTCTCTTGGACTGAGAACAATAAAGATTTCAAGAGTCTTAGCATGGACTTTCTGCGAGACTATATGGGTTTTCCAGAAGAGAGCAAGCAGAACGCTCACGATGCGTTACAGGACGTTAAAGACACGGCTAATATATTGATTAAATTTTTGAAGTTCCAGCGGAACATTTCACAGAAGACTAAATTTGAAAAGGCGTTTGCGAATGGAGAATTCTACGTTTAATATTGATGACTATAATGACTCTAATGTTTGGGATTTAATTTGTGAAGGACAAACAAAAGGTGTCTTTCAGTTAGAGTCGCAACTTGGTAGATCTTGGGCTAAAAGAGTTCAGCCTAGAAGTATCGAAGAACTAGCTGCTTTAATCTCTTTGATTAGGCCCGGATGTCTGAAGGCTTTCACTGAAGGCAAATCAATGACACAGCATTATGTTGACCGTAAAGCTGGTATTGATGAGGTTAAGTATTTGCATCAAAATCTTGAACCAATTTTGAAAGAAACTTATGGCGTTCTTGTTTATCAGGAACAGTCCATGAAAATCGCTCAACAGTTGGCTGGGTTTGATCTTAAAGAAGCAGACAGTCTTCGTAAAGCTATTGGTAAAAAGAAAGCTGGTCTTATGAATCAGATCAAAGGTTCTTTTATTCAAGGAGCTATTTCTATCGGTGGATTAGAAAAAGAAGCAGCAGAGGAAATCTTTGGTTGGATTGAGAAGTCTAATAGGTATGCCTTTAATAAATCTCACGCTGTTTCTTATGCTGTTAATGCTTACCGAAGCGCATATTGTAAGGTACACCGCAAGATGGAGTTCTTTGAAGCTTATCTTGGTCATGCAGATAGAAAGCCAGATCCCCACACAGAGGTAAGGGAATTGGTATCAGATGCCAAACTTTACGACATAGAAGTCATGCCACCAAGACTTGGAAAGTTTTTTAATAACTTCACTATATCTGATGAGAAGATATATTTCGGAGTGAATAACGTTAAAGGTGTTGGCAGTTCTGAAACCGTAAAGTTGTTAGATGCCATACCAGAACTAGAAGAAAAATTGGAAAAGCCCTTTACTCACTTTTCTTGGTGTGATGTATTGTTCAATTTGGGCGCTAGGATAAACAAGACCTCAATGGAGTCCCTAATAAATGTTGGAGCCTTCAATGGAACTAAAAACCGCATGCATCGAAATCAGATGCTTTATGAATACAAGAGCTACAAAGATTTATCTGCCAGAGAGAGATCATGGTTAGAAGAAAATTATGATCCAACCCATACGTTTGTGGAGTCTTTAGATAATATGATAAATAATCTTAAGATTACCTCTCGCAGACTTGTAAAGGTTTTTGATTTGAGAAATGTTGTAGAGTCTCCTCCTTTTGAGTTAAATGATCACCCTGAACAAATCGCAGACTTAGAAATAAAGTTTTTAGGAACAGCTCTAAGTTATTCAAAAACCGATGCGGTAGAAAGTTCTTTAGTAAATTCTACATGTAAAGAAATAGCTCAAGGCAAAACAGGAAGCGTCAATCTTGCTGTTCATATTAATGCTTTGCGTGAGTATAAAACTAAGAACGGTAAAAATCCCGGACAGATAATGGCGTTTATGTCTGTTGAAGATTCGACAGCGTGTCTGGACTCTGCAATAGTGTTCCCAGATGCTTACGAAGAGAACAAGCAACTTCTATATGAGGGTAATACCGTCATTGTGATGGGTCAGGTTTCTAAGAAAAAAGACACTAGTTTGATAATAAACAAAGTGTCTCAAGCCTAGCTTGTAGTTAATATATAGTGTATTTGGAGTATTTTTATGAATAATTGTAATTTTGTAGGTAGACTAACAGCAGATCCGGTCATCAAAGATGTTGGCTCAACTCAGCTGGCAACGTTTTCGTTAGCTATCGAAAAGCATAGAAAAGATAAGAACGGTAATAAGATTAAACGTGTTGACTTCTTTGATTTTTCTGCTTGGGATAGTGGAGCAACAACAATTCACAAGTTGTGCAAAAAGGGCGATATGATTGCTGTTTCTACTATAGCCAGACAGGAAAAATGGAATGACTCAAACGGTCAAGCAAGACAAAAGGTTACATTCAGGGTTCAAAATTTTAGAGTGTTTAAAGACAGACAAGATGATGAAGGAGAATAATTGCATTTCCATAGATGATAATTTTGATATTATAATTTCTTTGGTTGTGCAGTTTGGCGGTCACGCAAAGTCTTTTGAATTTGAAGATTTGTTACAGGTCGCATTTGTTGGTTATTTTAATGCTATTACGAGTTTTGATGAAAATATAGGGCCTCTTAGACCATATGTCTTTTCTTCGGTAAAGAACCATCTTAATAGGTTCCTAAGAAAAGAGTTAAGATGGCAAAACAATAATGTGACTAATTCTACTGTTTCAATAAGCCACGAAGACAAAAGCTATGTAGATGAATTCAAGCAGATATTAGCGTCTTGTTCTAAGAGGTTACTACCTATAGAATCATTTATTCTGGAAATGAAGTCACAGGGATTCAACAGAAAAGAAATATGTGACACACTAACATTAAGCAAAAAAGAATACTATAACTTATTCTATTCTGGGGTAGGGAAAATACAAAGATATGAAAGCTAAAAAAATACTTCTATGCACTGAGGCTCACTGGCTGCCAACAGGATATTCTGTTTATACAAAAGAAGTCCTATCCAGACTGCACGAAGACCCAAGATTTGAAGTTGCTGAGCTCGCCTGCTATGCTACCGACAATATGGTCAAAGAAAATGCTAAAGGTTGGAAAATATATGGAAACCAGCCTGACAAAAACTCAGAAGAATGGGCTACATACAAAGCGTCTCCTACGCATGAGTTCGGTGAATATACCTTTAATCATGTGCTACTAGACTTCAAGCCTGACTTTGTTATGGATATTCGTGATTGGTGGATGTTTGAATTCCAGCAAAGATCTACGTATAGAGATTTTTATAGCTGGACAATCATGCCGACTGTAGATGCGTTCCCTCAAAACAAACAATGGATTGACACCTTTGCTTCTGCTGACGCTGTATTTGCGTATTCAGAGTTTGGTAGGGATGTTCTATTAGGCCAGTGTAGAGATATGAAGTTTGTCGATATTGCCTCTCCCTGCGCTAGTCAAAATTATAGTCCTGTAGCCGATAAAGAAAGACACAAAGAGGCTGCAGGCCTTGACGCAAATTCATTTATTGTCGGCACAGTAATGAGAAATCAAAGGCGTAAACTTTATCCTGATTTATTCAAGACGTTTAGAGAATTTTTGGACACCACAAAAGCCAGCAACGCTTTTTTGTATTGTCATACATATTTTCCAGATGTGGGTTGGGAGATTCCTGACCTCTTACAGGAATATGATCTCACAAATAGGGTTTTGTTTACGTACAAATGCAAGCAGTGTGGACATATAGAACCTTCATTCTTTAAGGATACAATAAACCATTGTCGAGCGTGCAATTCTTTTAGAAACGAACTTGTAGGCGTTAATAATAAAATCGAAGAAGAAGAGCTTGCTAAGATATATAATTTCTTTGACCTTTATATACAATACGCAAACAGTGAAGGCTTTGGCATGCCGCAGCTTGAGGCAAGTCAATCTGGAGTTCCAATCATGACGGTATCCTACTCCGCCATGGATTCAGTCGGAGATAACATAGGCGCAATAAAAATTCCTTTACTCACGCTGCAGACCGAATGTGAAACGGGATGTAAGAGGGCTATCCCTAGCAATGAGTTTACTCTAGTAAAACTTATTGAGCTTTATAGTATGCGTAAAGAACAATTAAAACAGCTAGGCTTTGGCATGAGACAAAAAACCTTACAGAGGTACAACTGGGATAAAACTGCCGATATCTGGGCTAACTACTTTGCCTCAACACCAGTCAAAGATCCATCTACGACTTGGTACTCTCCCGCAAGACTCTTTGAACCTGCAGCCTCTATCCCAGAAGGTCTAACCATCAAGGATCAAGCTAATTTTCTGTTTGAATCTGTTCTTAGGAAACCAGAATGGATAGGTAACCACCAGTGGAAAAGGACTTTGAGAGATTTACTTTATAGATGCACAGCGACTAACACGAGTCAAGACTGGTATTTTAATGAGTCACATCTGGAAACTGGGATCAGAAACTGGAGTCCATTTGATATAAAACAAGCTTATGAATATATGGTCAAAATGAGACAGACACATAATCAATGGGAAAACATGAGAATACAAAGGTTACAAAATGAAAACACTTTACATCGGTAATTATAAAGATAGAACTGGTTGGGGCTATGCATCGCTGAATAATATTTTGGCTTTACATTCTGCTGGTGTAGATGTGGTGCCAAGAGCTATTACATTTAATAATTCCCACGGAGATATACATCCCACCATAACTGAGCTTGAACAAAAGAGCGAAAAAGGCTGCGATGTTTGTATATACCATACATTGCCGCCTCTATATAGTTACAACTCTAAGATTAAAAACATTGGCTTCTTTGTAACAGAAACGGTGACATTCACTGAAACTATGTGGCAAAAACATATTAACATGATGGACGAAGTATGGGTTCCAAACGAGCAAATGATTGATGCCTGCCATAAAAGTGGTGTGAAAGTACCCATAAAGATTGCACCACACTCGCTTGACGTTTCTAAATATAGTAATATCGAAGACTGCGCTGATGCAACAGAGTTGGCTGGTTGTTTTAACTTCTGTTTTGTCGGAGAGCTAATAAACAGGAAAAACATTGAGGGCCTATTGAGGGCTTTTCATACAGAGTTTCATCCGTCCGAGCCTGTCAATCTAATGCTTAAAATAAATAGGAGTGGGCTATCAACTGACGCAACACTACAAGCATTTAAAAACCTTTCCGAGTCTGTAAAATCGGGGTTGAAAATAAGAACTAAATATAAAAATGAGATCGCAATAGCTGGCCACTTAGAGGACAGACATCTTTTGTCGCTAATGTCTAAGTGTCAATGCTTTGTCATGCCTAGCTTTGGTGAAGCTTGGTGTATTCCTGCTCTTGAATCGATGGCAATTGGAATGCCTGTCATATATACTGGCAATACCGGCATGGACGATTTCTGTCATGGATGGAAAGTGGAGTCAGAAGCAAAGCCTTGTTACAGTGCTACCGACTCTTTGGATTACATGTATACTTCGCACACTAAGTGGATGGAGCCAAGTATAGAGCATTTAGCCTCTGCAATGAGGGTTGCTTACGAAACACACAAAAACGATAGAAAAAAATATGACTTAATTTGTGCAGATGCGCAAGCTAAAGCACAGAATTATAGTAACAGAAAAGTTGGTAGACAATTAAAGGAGTTGCTTCATGGCTAGTCAGCCAAATCAAATTTCTATAAAATCTATGGTTCGTCGTGCGACAATGAAAAATTCAGATAAGCTGAATATATTAACATTTTGCACTCACGAAAGATATGAACAGAATCTATGCAAGACTGGTCATAATTTTTATTCTATAGCTCGTGGAAAAACATGGAATGAAGACTATGGCGAAATTCCAAAGAATTACGAGCAGATAGAAATACTGCCTTGGCACATACAGTTTGACTTGATATTATGTCACACTAGTTGTGAAAGGTTACAGTTTTCTAAGAACTTGCAGAACATGTATAATATACCAATTATTAGACATACTCACGTTTTGCCTGATATTAGATTTGATGTCCCGCAACAGGTTTCCGCATTTAATTCAACACCTGTTGATCATAACAGCTTTATATCCGACTATAATATGGCTGCTTGGGGTAACAAGAAAGGCGATACTACCGCCTTTATTGAGCACGGTATGGACTACGATTTCTGGCAGACAGGTGAAGAGCTCCAAAGAGAAAACGTCTTATTGTCTGTTGTAAATGAATGGCCTAATAGAGACTGGTGTTGTGGATGGAATCTTTGGAATGAAATTATCAAAACAGAAAAAGGCATTTTGCCCGTCAAGGTTTTAGGAAGCAGTCCGGGATTTTCTGAGCCTGCAGATAGCATAGAAGACTTAAGAGATGCCTACAAGAGCTCCTCAGTGTTCCTGAACACTTCTATACATTCTCCTGTGCCAACAGTGTTGATGGAGGCAATGGCTTGTGGTTGTGCGGTTGTAAGTACCAATAATTGCATGATTCCAGAAATTATTACACACAACGAAAATGGATTGTTAGCAAACACAGCAGACGAACTTAGACAGCACTGTCAGTTCTTACTTGAGAATCCAGACGAAGCTAGGAGGTTAGGGGAAAATGCAAGAAAGACAATTAAAGATAATTATAGTTTAGACAGGTTTACTCAAAACTGGAACGACCTGTTTATTAAGGTTATAAGGAATTACAAAAAATAATGAAGATTATACTTTCACACACAGACCCAGAGAGCAAGAGCCACACTTGGATAAGTGATATTTCGACTATCGACTCCGTTGTGGATAATAACGAAGCAACTGATGTAATTGTTGACAGTTTTTTATCTGCCTTTAATTTTGAAAGCTTGGCACATATCTTGCAAAAAATTGTATCGAAGATGAGGCTTAACTCAAAGCTAGTGATATATCAAAAAGACATTGACTTATTATCATATAGATATAGTAAGAGTGGCATGTCATTAACTGATATGAATTCCTTGCTATTTGAGGATTCCCCATCAATAGGCTGCGTTTTAAATACTGAAACAATTTCGGAAATAATAAGTAATAGCAATTTAAAGATCGAGCAGAAGACTTTAGATAGTGAAACAATGCAAAGTGTTATAATTTCAAGGAGAGTCGCAAATGCAGGTTCAAACTAGTTGTAAAGGATGTGTATTCGCTGAATACGAAGGCGATACACAGAATGGATGTAAATTAAACAGATCAGAGAAAATGAATCCAAAAAGCGACTTTGTGCTAGATGGACATAAGCATCATTATACTTTCAGCAGGTTCTGCAATACCTATAGACCTGACGAGTGGAAACTAATATTATCAGATGAAGAGAAAGAAGATCTGACCAAAACTGTCATGTCTGAGGTTTGTCCAAGAGTCGGCATCTTTGTTTTTCTAGACGATAGCGAAGACATGCTAACCAAGCTGAAATATACGCTTGATGGCATCAAAAACCAGACATTCGGAGCTATAAGATACGTTGTGTTAATAAACCAAAAGGTTGAATACAATGCTGAACTGCACGATATTTTGCTTTCATATTTTGATTTTGAAAAGACTGAATTTCATATAGTACAAACTTTAATTAAAGATAAAAATGCATTTTTGCTCGATGAAGCTTTTATACACGCCAAAAATGGTTGGGCTTACGTTACTAGTTGCGGTGAGAAAATTGATGAGAAGCTATTGGAAAACATTCATGACAGAATTAATCTGCAGATGAAAAGACTTGTAATTGTAGAACCGTATGAAGACCTCAATGGTCTTATATTCCAAACGGCAATATACAAGTTTCTAGATGGGAACAGAAAACTTAAACATAAAGAAACTGGAGAAGACATCGTTATCAGTTTTATGGATAAAGCGAAGTCTATGAAAACAGAAGATCCAGACACTTTCATTACATGGGAGCAATTTGTAAATGAGTCTTCCTAATGTAGCAGTTATAATTAGTAACTATAACTACGGTGACTATGTTTTAGATGCTGTGTCAAGCGCTCTAGAGCAAGACTATGAGGGTCAGTTCCGTATTTATGTAGTGGATGACGGTTCTTCCGATGGATCTTATGAAAAGTTATTAGCTTACGCAGGGGAAGACGTATCCTCTATAACAGATACACATCAGGTTACAGAGCCATATTATAACGGCAAAATGAAACTATTTCAGTGTAGCGATTTAAATTTATGGTGTTACTCTATAGAGAATTCAGGAGCCAGTACTGCTAGGAACGTGGCGATATGGGAAGCTTGGCAATGGGCTGACTGCTTCGCTATCCTTGATGCAGACGATCTTTATCATCCCAGCAAAGTTTCAAAGCAGGTAGAAAAGTTAATCGAATATGATGAAATAGGTGTCACATATTCAGACTACATTATACACAAGTCCTATACTTATAATGATTATGAAAAGCATGAATACAAATACCCATACTCTAAGTTTGAGTTAGAGAAGCAATGCATCGTGCATAGCGCTGGAATCATAAAAAAGAAATACCTATCAAAAATTTTATTAGACAATAAAGAGTTTTATGATAGTAATTTACATGGGCCCGGCAGTCAAGAATTCATAGGTTGTACAGAAGACTATGATCTATGGATTAGACTTTCCGGTGTATGTATGATGTCTCATGTCGCAGAGCCACTCTCTTATGTCAGAGAAACTGGTTTGAACCAGTCCATGAAGATGACATCAGATATTTTCCAAGATAATGCCAACAAGATAAGAATTCGTAATGAACAGATTTATTCAAAAAATTAAGAAAGATTCGATTACGACCACTGTTGGAATATTGTCTGCAGGAGTTGGAAATAGAATCAAGTCTAACGAACCACGAAGCTTACTGAAGATAGGCAATAAAGTCCTGCTTGAGCACCAAGTTTCTATCATACAAAATGCATTCCTAAAGCCAGAGATAATTATAGGCCTTGGGGTAGAAGCAAACAAAGTAATCAAAAAGCTGAATGCTGGAATCAGATATGTAGAAAACCAGCTCTATGAGACCACTGGATCAGCAGAGACAATGAGATTAATTGTAAACAATTCTGATGCTGATAACATACTGTTTTTTCATGGAGATCTTTATTTTGCTCAGAGTCTAATTGAAAACTTGGATTATTCAAGGTCTTTTGTTCTAGCCTCTTCTTCAATGATGAACGATAGAGAAGTTGGAATAACTAAAGTAAAGAACAAGGCGACTATTTTTTCTCACGGACTAGACTTAAAATGGTGTCAGATAGTTTATTTGTGTGGCAAAGAGTTAAAACTATTGAGGCAGATATTCATCAAACATTCAGAAGAAACAAAAAAAATGCTGACGTTTGAGGTACTAAACCTTATAATAAATAAGGGCGGCAATATAAAAGTTATAGAGCCTGAGAACGGTTCAATATTAGAAATAGATTGTATGAAAGATTTAAAGAATGAAAATTTTAATATCTAGTGATGGGATGCACGCTCATTATTTCCAAAGGTTATCTTGGTTACGGGCTTTCAATTCTGTTGGCATAAAAGCTCAATTCTGGGACTGTAAGAATATGTCAGCTTTTGACGCATTTGATTTGATTGAACCTGATGTGTTTCTGGGGCAGTCTTATAACTTGACATCCGATCTACTTAAATGTATATATGAAAGACCCCATCTGAAGGTTGGGTTGCGAGCAGGAGATTGGGGAAACTTTGAACGAGACCCAAGACTGAATGTTCTTTATGCCACTGAACAGGAATTACAAACTCTAAAGAAACTGAAGGATGAAACTGGTAAGCCAGATTTTGTTCACATCCATTATGATCAAGAGGCTGTAGATCAAACTCACTCAAACTATTCTCAAATAGGAATAGATGCTAAATCTCTAATAATGTGTGGCGACGTGCAAGAGTATTTTGGTGGACAGTATGACGAGTCACTAGCTTGTGACATTGGATTCGTTGGCGGCTATTGGCCACACAAAGGGATTATCATAGACCAGTTTTTAACACCTCTATGTCACCCAGTAGATAAATATAATATTAAAGTTTTTGGGAACCAGCCTTGGCATATAAATCAGTATTGTGGTTTTATACAAGATGCAAAAATTAAAGACCTTTTTGTCTCCGCAAAGATATGCCCAAACCTCAGTGAGCCACATGCGCACCAGTACGGTTTTGATATAAATGAAAGATGCTTTAAGATTTTGTGTGCAGGAGGCTTTTGTATATCCGACAATATAACATCTATTGCAAAAATATTTAATGGTAATGGTGTTGTCTTCGCAGAGAACCCTCAAGACTTTAGAGAAAAGATTGATTATTATCTAAGTCATGAAGAAGAGCGCCAACAATTAGCCTCGCAAGGACAACAGTTCTTGCTGGATAATCATACTAATTTCCATAGGATAGCAGATATACTGAATTACTTTGGCTACACACAAGAGGCTACGAATATAGTCGATAACTGGTCCAAAACTAGGAGAGAGATGAATGTATAAAGATAAGAAAGTTTTGATAACTGGAGGAACCGGCTTTTTGGGTAAAGCTGTTGTTAATAGACTCAGTTCGCATGGCTATAATAATTTGTTGTCTATAGGCAGATCAGTTGATTTAACTTGTTGCGAAGAAACCTTTGATTTTTTTGAGAAAGAAAAACCTGATGCAGTAATTCATCTTGCCGCTACGGTTGGAGGTATAGGAGCAAACAAAGAAAATCCCGGACTGTTCATGTACAATAATCTGGTTATGGGCACTAATACTATTGAAGCTTCTAGGCTTAATAAGGTTGAGAAATTTATAATGGTTGGAACTGTTTGTGCTTACCCTAAATTTACACCTGTACCGTTTAAAGAAGAGGACATTTGGAATGGATACCCTGAAGGAACAAACGCACCTTACGGCATCGCCAAGAAATCACTTATGCAGTTGGTGCAATCTTATAATAAGCAATACGACTTTAACGGTGTTAACCTCATTCCTGTTAACATGTATGGCCCTCACGATAACTTTGATCCTGCCATAAGCCATGTCATTCCAGCGCTCATACTCAAATTTTACAAGGCTATAAAGTTTGATTTAGAATCCGTAGAAGTTTGGGGTACTGGCGAAGCAAGTAGAGAGTTTTTATATGTAGACGACTGCGCACACGCGGTGAAACTAGCTCTTGAAAAAGATGTTTCTCCAGAACCAATTAATATAGGAACTGGCGGTGAAATACAAATAAAATATCTAGCTCACACAATTGCACAAGTTATGGGCTACGACGGCTCCATATACTTCAACTCCGATTATCCAGATGGACAACCTCGAAGACAGTTAGACATAAGTAGAGCCAAAGAAAGATTATACTATGAACCAAAGGTAGATTTGCTAGATGGGCTTGAAGCTACAGTGCATTGGTTTATGGCAAATAAGGAGCAGTTTGATGTTTACCTCAATCGTATTTAGTAAAGATAGACCTTTACAATTAGATCTCACATTAAAAAGTGTAGCAACTAACTTCAGTAGCTCACGAGTGATTGTGCTTTACAAAACATCTAATAAGAAATACAAAGACTCTTATTCTATGCTTATGGAAGAACATGAAGATGTCAGCTTTGTAGAACAAAGTAATTCAATATTTGATGACATTCACAATATGATAGAACAAATTGAGGGCTATGTTTATTTTCTGACCGATGACTGCATAGTATATAAGCCGGTAGATCTCAACACTGAAGAGATTGATAATCTTTTTGAAATCGTTAGAGATCCTGAGCAGAATAAGTTATTGTCGTGCATATCTTTGAGAATGGGAGAGAACACCACGAAAAGAATGTTTGGAGATAATTTGATAACTGATGCTATTCCTTCAGAGGTCTACTTAACTGATAACAAATTTCTGTTATGGAATTTTACTACTGTCACGTTTGGCAGCTATTGGTGCTATCCACTCTCAGTAGATGGTCACATGTTCAAAGCTAGTGACATGAAAAGATTCACTAGTGAATTATGTTTATTAGATAAACACTATTCTAACTGCGGAAAAGTACCTAGAGCAGAATACGCATGGCGGCAAACACCAAATGAGTTTGAGTCAAAACTGCAGAGGTTCATGTTCGAGTTGAAGCCGGTAATGGCATCACTAAGACATTCATGTGTGGTCAATTCACCCAATAACAAGGTGCAGGACTCGCACGATAACAAGTCTGGAGATGTCCATAATTATGCCCCTCTAGACCTTAAGGATGAGTTTGATTCAGGAAAAAGAATTAATCTGAAGAGTATAGATTTTCAAAATATCGAGTGCCCCCATCAAGAGCTGGACATACTACAAGGAATGTAAATGAAATACGACGCTATCATATTATCGCATCCAAAAGACTACACTAAAATCGAGTACTGTCTTGAGTCTATGAAGTGGTTAAATCCAACGCCTCACGATATATTCCTAGTAACTCCTGATCACGCAGTGTCCGATAATTTCGTATGCTTAACAGATTCAGAGGTTATCGACTTAGACATAAACGAAGTTAAATTCAGCAGACCCAATTGGATCTATCAGCAGCTTATAAAGACCTTTCAGGATGTGACGAGAAACGATCTTTACATGTGCATAGACTCCGACCTAATTTTCAATCGTCCAATTGAAGTCTTCTCTGGAGGGAAACCAAACTTCTTTATTAGTGATAGAGATCAACACCATATCCCATATTTTAGTCTAATGGAAATATACTTCGGATTTGGTAGGCAGGTTAATCATACGTACATAAATGACTTTATGTTGTTTGATAAAAATGTGTGCCGAGAAATGCTACCAGACCTCAAGACGTTTGTAGACGACCTCAATGAAATTTTGGTGAATGAAGAATATTTGTTCTCTGAGTTTGAAACCTATGGAAACTATGTAGCAAAAACACACCCTCAAATGTATAATCACACTCATACAAAAACAAAGACTCATGGACAATACAAACAGTGGTCACATGACGAAATTAGATCAGCGATAAACATGTACAAGGGCGACACTAATGTAGACCTATTCACAATTCACACTTGGACTTAAATATGAAAATAGTAAATACTTTTATATCTGACGGCGGAGCTTTACCAGATTACGTTAGATTTTCAATCCAAAAAGCAAGACAGACTAATCCAGATGTCGGCTTTGATTTTATTTGTAAAGATGATCAACCTTTATTTGAAGAATTCGGAGTGAACTGGATTCCTCAAGATGAGCTCTCTAATGGAGACGTTATAACGCAGTTTAATAAAGTCTGCAATTTTAGCAGGCACGGTACTCCCAACACTTCATACCCTAGTCCAGAACTTTTCTGGCACAGGACTTGTGAGCGCCTTTACTACTTGGATGAATATCTCAATAGAGAACGTATTTACGATGCGTTTCACTTTGAGAATGATGTCCTAATTTATGGTGATCTCAAAGATGTTCCTACGGAGACATTGTTGAGCCTGACTCCCATGTCTATAAATCAGGTAACTTTTGCTTTTGCTCATATTCCTACACCACAACACACAAGATATATGTGCCTCTTCTTCAATCAATTACTGGAACAAGGGGAGCAGTGGCTAATGCAGGAGTTCGGGTTTGATCACGTAAGCGAAATGTCGTTATTACATGTAGCGAATTTAAATCGCATGTTCTGCGCGCTACCAACGGTTCCTAATTTTCAAGACGATCATGATTATATATTTGATCCGGGTTCATATGGACAATATCTAGGCGGCACAAACAATGGGCATGGCGCAGGATTTATTGATGACAAACATGTGATTGGCTCTGCGATGATCGCAGAAGAAATTAGTGCAGAGTTTACTGATCGCCCTTATGCGATAAGGATGGATGGTGAGCGCTTTCCAATATTCAATCTTCATGTCCACAGCAAAAACCTAGAAAGGTTTGTATAATGTCAGAAATTATAAACTTAGCAAAAGACAAGCCCGATACTTATGTTTATCAACAGGCTGCTGAAATTTTATGCGATACACTAGAAAAAAACTATTCTTTTGTCATTCAAACATGGGATGGAGAGAAGCCTACAGAAACAAAGCACCCAAAGGTTTTGATCTCGACATCTGATGAAAGCCATAATGTTCCCGTAGAAGCTCGTGACGACTCCTATGTGCATGTCTTTAAACAATATGTTCCAATGGCAGACATGAAAAATCCTACTTCTATCTTACATGAATGGGAAAGCAGGGTCACGCCACTTCCACTCTGCTCTCTTGAGGGCTTTGATCCTCAACCTATAAATGTAAATGAAAGAGCTTACGACTGGTCTTGGATGGGTCAATTTGATCCATACACAAGAGTAAACTTCAGAAATGCCGTAGTCAATCTTGAAACAAGAGGTCACGCATCTGAAGTGTTATGGTATGAGGGATGGAACAATGGGAATCCAATGGAAGATTATTCTAATGTAATGGCTAATACTAGAATCGCTTTAGTTCCTAATGGGTCTGCGAGTTATGAGAGTTTTAGATTCTTTGAAGCTGCTATGGCTGGATGTGTTATAGTATCACAACAAATGCCTGTTACTTCAATGTACAATGTTGCCCCAACAATTACAGTGGACAACAACTGGAGCAATCTTCCAAACGTAATAGATATGATCTTACAAAATCCAGAAGAAATGGAATATTATTCTGAAGCAGGTAAGGCATGGTATAAATATTTTTGCTCACCGGAAGGGCTGGCATACTATATGAGGAAAAGGCTCAAATGAACAGTATAAATTTTGTTGATGGAGATAGTTTCAAATCTATTTGCGATTTTGAACTCGGTGAAAAGATGCCGGAAAAACAAGAGCTTATTATGTATGCTCCTTCTGACAAGTATTTAGAGGCGCTCGTTTTTATAGAGAAGAACAAATCCAAGAAATTCAAACTTGTGACTCACAATGGCGACATGGAAATCGTTCTAGATAAAAGACTTCTTCCTTCAAACCTAGTTTGTTGGTATGCGCAAAACCTATCTAGTGCATCTAGCAGGACTTCGCCAATACCAATAGGTTTAGAAAATTCCCACTGGCATCCGACCAAAAGAGATGCAATAATAAATTGTCAAGCTCAAAATGAGAGAATTATTAAACCCTTTTCTCAGTTCAATCCATCTACACACGAGTCAAGGATTGAGTTAGTCCGACTGATTAGGAACAAGGTAATAGATGTTGATTTTTCATATTCAGTTAATGGTACACATTTTGATGAATATGTTTTTAACTTATCTAAATACACCTTTTGTCTTTGCCCTAGAGGAAATGGTATAGACACTCACAGGATATGGGAAGCTCTTTATATGGGATGTATACCAATTGTACAAAACCATCTTACACACAAATGCCTTTCTGGGTTGCCGATACTTTTCGTAGATGACTGGCAAGAAGTAACTCAGCAAAAGCTTGTGCAATTCTTGGACGAAGCTACTAATATTATGTATAATCTCGAAAAGCTTTCGTTTGAGTACTGGGAGAATTTAATAAAAGATGAAGAAAATAGCTGCGGATGCAGATAGTTTGAGGGTTAGGTTTGAGAATTTTTGGGGAGGTTTCCCTATATATGACAACATTATAACCGTCGCCTTAAATATGAAATATAATGTTGAAGTTGTAAATGATAACCCAGACATTATTGTACATCAAGGCCCAACTCAAAGCAAGCATGACACAGCTATTACTATAGCTTGGTTTATAGAATCTATGAATCGAATCGGAGAGCCTAACTACAATAACTGCGATTACTCTTTTAATAGCTGCAACTTTGATGACGATAGAAACTATAGGATTCCGTTCTGGTCTACACAAATAAATTGGAATGGCACTACCGCCCACGATCTTAATCGAGGGCCGACATATTATATATCCTTAGATGATCTAGATAACAGATATATAAGCGACAGGGATCGACTGTGCTGCTCTGTGGCTTCGGGTACTCTTGGGAAGAGAGCTGAATTTTATCCATATATATCATCGAGGATGGATGTTAGTCATGGTGGAGACTTCCTAAGAAATACAATAGAAATGGTTGAAAAGCCGGGCAATAGTGATTATCTAGAGAAGATAGAATTTATTTCTAAGTTCAAGTCAAACTTATGTTTTGAAAACGATGACAGGCAGGGCTACGTATGTGAGAAAATTTTGCACTCCTTTTATGCAGGATGTTTACCAATATACTGGGGACCGAAAAATGTTGGCGAAGACTTTAACAAAGAAGCGTTTATTGACATAAGTGACTTTGCATCTGACGAGGAAGCTGTTGATTATATATATGAAGTGCTGTCTGATGGATCAAAACTATTGAGCTATTTAGAACAGCCCGTCTTTACAGATGGGCAAGTACCGTACCACGCAACACCAGAATCATTATTAGACTTTTTTACAGGAAAGATACTTGCATGAGAAATCTACATTTAATAAAACCGGGTGATGTTTGCGCTGAAGTAGGAGTGTGGAAGGGAGAGTTCTCTCACTACATACTACAGCGTCAGCCATCCAAGCTGCACCTGATAGATCCTTGGCTACATCAAGACTTCCCAGTAGATAACCCTGAAGATCTTAGGATTTACTGTTGTGGGCAAGAAGAAATGGATAAAATCTACGACGATGTAGTTGGCATGTTCGACCACTTTCAGAGTACAGAAATTCACAGGAATTTTTCTATAGATATAGAATTTCCAGAACAATACTTTGATTGGGTTTATATAGATGGAAATCATAGCTATGAGAATGTACTTGAAGACCTATTGCATTATCATAAGTCCATGAAGTCTGGAGGACATCTTTGCGGTGACGATTATGGAGACAACGACGAGCACGATCCATATTCTAACGGTGGCCCAAAAAGAGCAGTGAAGGAATTCACCGAAGCAACTGGACTTAGTGTGAACGTTGAAGGCACTCAATTTTCTATAAGGATACCATAATGGCTGGTGAATTTTCACACAATGAAAACAAATACTTCTTTCTGCATATCCCCAAGACTGGCGGTAAAATGTGGGAACATCTTTTTAGTGGTATTGGTTTAACATCTGGACATGCCTTTGTAGAGTCTAAACCAGAAGGTTACTCATTTACCGTTATTAGAAATCCCTTTGATAGGCTTGTTAGTTGTTTTTATTACTTAAAAGCTGGAGGGTGCTGGTCAGGAGATGCCAATGACGCTCTCAAATATGACATAACACATAACAGCTTTGAAGACTGGTTAAAGCTAGCCGCGCAGAACCCAGAGCATTATCTAGAACAACAGCACGTAATGCCAATGATGCGTAGGATAGGCAAAAAAGAAAACTTTGACCATATTGGGCTCTTCGAGAATCTGGAACAAGAGACTAAGAACCTATATTCTATTATACATGGCGAAGATCTTGAAGAAGTCCCTGTAATAAACAAAAGTAGTCACAAAGATTTTAGAGACTGTTACACAGAAGAAACTGCAAGCATAGTTGCAGAATTATATCGAGAAGATATAAACTTATACAAGGAACTATTAAATGCATAAGATATATAAAGATGATAAGCTTTATCACTGCTACTTTAATGCTGATGAATATCAGGAAGGTAGATTCGACGCAACTGACGCTGAAGAATATTTACAGTGTGCTATTATAAACATGGATGATGGCAAAAAGTTTGATCCACACGTCCACATCCCTTGCGAAAGAACAACTGACACAACTCAAGAATCTTGGGTAGTTCTTAAAGGAAAGATAAAGATTACATATTATGATGAAGATAAGAACCCAATGGATGAACCAGCGATAATTTCTGCTGGAGGTTGTACAATCAGTTTCTGGGGCGGTCACAAATATGAATGTCTAGAAGACGGAACTGTAGTTTATGAATTTAAGACTGGCCCATACTTTGGCAAAGATGCAGATAAGGTGGTATTCAATGACTAAGCTTCACTTAGGATGCGGATGGAGAAATTTTGGAGACGATTGGATTCATATTGATGGTGGTGATTATGAGCACTTAGACCACAATGATATCACGAAGCTCCCCTACAAAGATGAAACAGTTGATGTAATATATGCATCGCATGTTTTGGAATACTTTGATAGAGAGGAAGCGGTTGAAGTTTTAGCTGAATGGACACGGGTCCTCAAGAAAGGTGGCACGTTAAGAATAGCTGTGCCAGATTTTGAGGCTATGGCTATCATGTATGTAATGAATAAAAATACTTTAGATGCCTCTGAACTAAGCAGTTTTCTCGGACCTTTATACGGTAAGATGGAAATGGCAGATCAGACTATCTACCACAAAACAGCATATGATCTTAATGAGATTTCCAAGCTTCTTCATTCTGTTGGTGTAGAACAGGTTAAGCGATATGACTGGAGAGACACAGAACATGCAAGTTTTGATGATCATTCCCAAGCATACATACCACATATGGACAAAGAAAACGGCACACTGATTAGCTTAAACGTGGAAGGCATAAAAGCTTGGAGCCCCAAATCGTATTCTCAAGTTGAATTTTATTATAATAACTTAGGCGCCACTAACTTTGCGAGAGGAGACTCCAATAACCATCCTTATGAACTTCACGTAGACGAACAAAAGCAGATAAACTTTTTCCTTCAGGCAATAACAAATATCGAAAGAGAAAACCCTAGCATGATAGAACTAGGTCACTCATCTCATTCAGCGTATTCTCAAACATTCAATGATATCTTTTATGGGAATTGCACCAATGTAGCTATTGAGCCGATAGAAGAAGATGTTGAAACAGCAAGACAGTATTGGTCTAAGCATGATTTAAAGGGACATTTTTATCATGGTTGGGCTGGGTCAGAGAAACCTCCGGTAGAAGCTGGAGATAAGTTCACCGTTAAACAGCTCATGGACAAACACGACATTGAGTTTTTAGATATATTACATATGGACATAGATGGGTCTGAAGAATGTGTGTTATCTGAAATGGCGGATGATGGAGTACTTAATAAAATTAACTATATGTTTATCTCCACTCACGACCATATTAAAGATGGTATACATTCATCATGTATTGATATACTAAGTAGAAACATAAAGGATTGTAGAGTAGTTACTGTAACAGGCGCAGGGCGTGATTCCTGTTTAGTTGTGAAAAACAATAAACTAACTAAAGAATTGAGAGGAAGATAGTGAATAACACAATACCATTGTGCATTACAGACCCGTCGCAAAAAAGAGGTAATTTTTACGGGCAAGGTAGGATTGATTCCATTATAACTCAATTTTTCAAACACAAAAACGTAAAGAATGGAACGTTCTTAGATGTGGGTTCTTTAGACGGAAAACGTTTTAGTAACACGTATGCCCTTGAAAGAGCAGGCTGGAAAGGTATTTGCATAGAGATGCACCCCTCATATGCCTTCCTACTCAGGCACAATAGACCAAACTCAATCTGCTACTCATGTGGAGTTTCTGATGAAGACAAAGTAGAAAAAACCGTTTCTCTTAACTGGAGGGCTTCGCTTAGCACCGTTGACCTTGAGCTAGAAAGTCATTTTGAGAAGGACTATGGACCTTGGTACGGCGATAGATCAAAAAGTCAAATCAATGGGTTTTTGAATGGATTACATAAAATAAAGTTGCGTACTCTTAATAGTATTATAGACGATAATGTTGAAAGTTTTCCGCACTTTGATTTTGTTTCTATCGACATTGATGGATCTGAAAAAAGGGCGCTCCAGCATTGTAATCTTGATAAGATTAATCCCACATTATTATCTTTAGAGTGGTCGGTCGTAGGAGAAGAGTACATTATTGAATATGCAAAACAATACAATATGATACCGGCACGTAAAGTGGGAGCCGATATCCTATTTACAAGATCTCAAGAAGATGCTGATATTATTAATTCTTTAGAAGTCACTGGTCGCCAGATTGAACATCCACATCCATGTAATAATAATATTAACAGCTATATGATTCCTTTTTTCGAGGAAGCCGTAGCGAGATTTTTTGGCTCTAAATATGCCGTTGCTGTTGACTGCTGTACTCATGGTTTGGAACTGTGTCTACGGCATCAGAATATAGAAAAAATAACAATACCGGCTAGAACATATCTTTCAGTTCCTTTTCTTGCCGCTAAACTGGGGCTAGAATGGGAATGGAAAGAAGAAGACTGGAAGGATTATTATCAGTTAGGGGACACTAATATTTATGACGCTGCCGTACTATGGGAAAAAGACAGTTACATGCCCGGAACATTTATGTGTCTAAGCTTTCAATTCCAGAAACATTTAAGTTTAGGTCGTGGTGGAATGATCTTGACCGATGATGCAGATGCTGCATGGAAATTAAAAAAGATGTCACACGATGGAAGGCAACCAATAGTGCCTTGGAGAGAGCAAGATATTGACACGATTGGGTATCACTATTACATGACACCAGAAACTGCAGCTTTGGGTTTAGAAAAACTACCTGAAGCAATTAACACACCGCCCAGACAATGGGTTATTGAAGACTGGCCTGACCTAAGAAACATGGAGATTTTTAAATGAGAAAAGTAGCACTAATAACTGGTATTTCTGGCCAAGATGGAAGCTATCTTGCAGAACACCTTTTAAAGCAAGATTACAAAGTTTACGGAATCATACGCAGACAATCTGTTGCAGAGAACCAAGAGTCAAGAATAGATCACATTATAGATCATGTCGAAACTCGTTATGGAGATCTAATGGATTGGTGTTCGCTAGAGCGCGTTGTTAAAGAATCTAATCCTACGCATATCTTTAATCTAGGAGCGATGAGCCACGTTAGAGTTAGTTCTGACGTACCATCCTTTACTATTAAAACTAACGCAGAGGGCGTTCTGAATCTATTGGAAGTGTATAAGAATTACTGTCCTTCAGCCAGATTCTACCAAGCTAGCTCATCTGAAATGTTTGGCAATAGTGTCGATGAAGATGGATTCCAAAGAGAAACAACACCAATGACTCCTGTTAGCCCTTACGGTTGCTCGAAGCTCATGGGATACTCTTTAGTTAGGCACTACAGACATGCTTACAAGCTACATGCTTCCAATGGTATATTATTTAATCATGAATCGCCAAGAAGGGGATCTAACTTTGTGACAAACAAAGTAGTTAAGACTGCAGTTCAAATTTCTCTAGGAATGAAAGACAAGTTGTTCTTGGGCAATATGGATTCCTACAGAGACTGGGGACACTCCAAAGACTACACAAGAGCAATGATTGACATCATTAACCACGACACTCCTGAAGACTTCGTTGTTGCTACTGGAGAAACTCATTCAGTCAGACAGTTATGTGAAGTAGTATTCGGTTGTTTGAACATGGACTATAAGGACTATGTAGAACAAGATCCTAGATTCATGCGTCCAGAAGAACTAAAATACTTAAAGGGCGATCCAACAAAGACAAGAGAGACTTTTGGATGGGAGCCAGAATACACCTTCCAATCTATGATGGAAGAGATGGTCAAGCACTGGCAAAATTTCTACGAGAAATAGTATGTATAAGACTTATGTAATGCACTATACGCCTCTCTCCGAAAGGAGAGAGTTTATTCTTAATCAGTTAGCCTCTGCTAACATTAAAGACTTTAAGCTTGTTACAGAGTTCGATAGAGAGCATCTGACACAGCAGGATCTTTCTAGATACAATAAGGATCACGACTTCCACAAAGAAGTATGCGAGATATCAAGACAGCCACATGGGTTTGCTGGACTATCTCCATACAATTACCAAGAGATGTCGCTGCCTTCCATATCACTCAATCTAAAACATTTACACGCATTTAAAGAATTCCTAAAACAAGACCTAGACTTTGGTTTATTTTTGGAAGATGATTGTTATTTTACTGGGCCATCAGTGGCAATAGATGATATAATTAAAAAGGCCCCAAATGATTGGGATGTTATATTCTTGGGCGGAGCATTTGATCACGGCATCATAACGCCATCAGAGGTTTATGGTAACAGAGAGCAAGGCTATATTTTAGCGGCTCACCCCGCAACAAATACAACGTCATCAATAATTTATAACAAACGGAGCGTAAGCGAAGTCATACCATACATGGAAAGCTTTTGCGTGCCGATTGATTGGCAATTAAACTATGCTTTTCATAAAGCACAACTAAAAGTATACCATATATATCCATACATATGTAGTCAAGGACAATTTAGGAGTACCGCAAAAGATGATTAGAATCGCAGCAATTTTAGATAGTCTTGGCCCAACACAAAACGCTTTCTATTTAATTAAGGAATTCAATAAGCTGGGCAGCGATGTGAAATATGCACCTATATGTTTCTATAACAATCTATCGCCACCCGTAGTAAAGCCGCTCTTTTCGTGCATGAATATTTCATACTACGCTACTTATTATGGATATACTATAGCTAGCACTATAGAGACTGCAAACCTTATGCTTAAGACACACAACAGTTCTGAAAAGATATTCTATGTTTGGGATTTGGAATGGCTTAGAAACCCCATTGCTTTTGATAGTGTAGTTGATATCATGAGAGATGAAAGAATTACACTAGTAGCTAGAAGCGAATATCACAGAGACTTAATAGAAAAATATGCCAACAAGAAAGTAGCGGGCATAGTTGATAACTGGAACATGAAACAATTTGAGGAGATATTATGGACGCCAGCAAAATCATAGAACTATATATAGAAGATAAACTCAGCACAAAAGTTATAGCTGAAAGATATAATACCTATCCAAACAAGATCAGAAGAATCTTGATTTCTAATGGTATCGAAATTCGTAGCAAAAGTGATGCCCAGAAACAGGCACTTAAAAGTGGAAGCGCGACACATCCAACAAAAGGCAAAAAGAGAAGTGAAGAGTCGAAAGACAAAATAAGCAACTCTTTGGAGAAGCACTGGAATAATATGTCCGAGGAGGAAAGATCGCGTCGTAGCACAATAGCTAAAGAGAACTGGGAGAAGTTAAGCGAAGTAGAGCGCAAAGAAATACAAAGAAAAGGCAGTGACGCCTTAAGGGAAACGATAAGAGATGGCTCTAAGGCAGAGAAGAGCCTCTTCAGCAATCTTAGTAAAATAGGGTACGATGTGGAGCTCCATAAAAAAGGGCTAATAACTGGAGAAAAGTACGAAATGGACTTGTATTTACCAGACATCAGTACTATTATAGAAGTAGATGGGCCACAACATTTTATGCCCATATTTGGAGAAAAGCATCTGCGAGAATATGTCAAGCACGATGCAATTAAAAACGGTATCATGATAAAGAATGGATACTGTATTATTAGAATTAAGTATTTGTGCCCCAGCTTTACTAGGGGTGTTGAAAATAGACTTTGGGAAATGGTTGAGCCAGTAGTAAAGCAAATCTCAACTAAGTTTCCTCCGAAGTCGAAGAGGCTTATAGAACTGGAGATCTCTTAATGACAAAGACTGTCGAAATTGAAGAAGAATTATTTGACTTTGAGAATGTTACTGAACAAGATGTAATTGCAGTACCAAAAGATCCAGATATTCCTGAGTACGCAACAAAGGAATGGAATGAATATGTAATGGGACACTTCCGTGATGATGAACTCATTGACGGAAACCCTATTTGTGCAGGATTGAGAAGAGTTGCGGGATTGCTTTTGGGTGAGGTTGTTGAATCTGGCCCAGATCAAGTATTCCCAGCAACTGATGGAAATGGACCGGGAAGAGCTACGGTTGTTTATCAGGTTGTTATCAATTGGATGAACTCTGGACAAGCCCGAGTCTTTAAGGAAGTTGCCGATGTGTGGCATGGTAACACTGATGATCTATTTTGTGCTCATCCAGTGGCTACCGCAAGCACTCGTGCGGAAGGACGAGCTTTGCGTAAAGCTTTAGGTATTCGATGTTTAGCTGCTGAGGAATTAGCAAGAAAAGACATTGTGTCTATTGTTCAGCAAAGTGTGAAGAAGGACAACCCTACAGATGGCGAGTGGGCTGAGGACTCTAAAATTAGTGCGTCTCAGATCAACTTTATCGACAACAAATGTAGGCAATTGGACATTAACGTTATTGGGTTTATTAATTCTGGTGAGGGCGATTATGCATCAGTTAATGATGTAGAAAAGAAGAAAGCTTCGGCTATGCTTGGAGTCCTTAATAAATACCAAACTAAAGCAACAGAGGTGCCAGACACGATTGTGGGTTATGACAAGAATTGGAGAAATTGATGAAAGCAAATTTCAAAGTAAACAAACTTAATGTAGAATTTGAAGCGGATAGTATCCGTGAGATTTGGAAGCAACTATCTACTTTTCAAGAAGTATTTGGTGAAACTAAATGTGGCAAATGTGGCTCAGAAGACCTCAGATTCGTCGTAAGAGAAAACGATGGAAATGAATACTATGAGCTTCGCTGTAATGATTGTGGCGCTAAGCTAGCGTTTGGCGCAAACAAGAAGGGCGGCGGACTATTTCCTAGACGGAAAGACTCCGATGGAAACTGGCTACCTGATGGTGGTTGGCAGAAATGGAATCCTAAAACTAAAACCCTTGAATAAAGGGTGCTCCGGTTAGGGCGACCTCACTCAGGGAAACTTGGGTGAGGTTTTATTTTTGCTTTTAGAGGAAGAAAGATGTATATAGATTTAGACGAACTAATTAAAAATGATACAGAAGAGTTACAGCTTACCTGTGATTATGTGAATAATAAGATGGGCAACTTTCTAGCTGGAGGTGACTATAGCGTTGCTGTGGAGTGCGGTTCAAGAGACACTATTGATCTTATGGTGTTTAGTGGCTTTTACAGTATTGATCAGTCATATGCCTTCGAGTGTAATCCTTATGCAGCAGATCTATGTAGGAGAAATCTTAAATACTCCCAAGCCAATATAAAACTAGTGGAAAAAGCGGTATATAATACCGACCAAAAAATCCATTTTTATTCAGTTGATGCTCTGGACGAAAACTCAAACATAGGGGCGTCTTCGATATTAGAAAATTCAAATATGAATGAGCCCGTGACAAAGATAGAAGTTGATGCGATTAGACTGGATACATTTATGGAGCAGGAAAGCATAGACAAGATAGACATACTTATCATGGATCTTCAGGAGACTGAATTGCTGGCCCTTGAAGGATTAGGAGAAAGAATCAGCGATGTGGGAAGAATACTTCTAGAGGGAACCATGACGCATGAAAATACATATTATAACGAAGGTTGCACAATAGAAGAAATTAAAGACTACTTAGAATCCAAAGGGTTCGAGTACACAGCTTCAGACCATGACTATTGGCAGATAAGATTACAAACTATATTAAAAGAATCGCCCGAACTTAGAACTCCTGAGTGGGTTGAAAACTATCGACAAACTATGCACGCGCTAAATGACTTTACGGAAGAAGAGAACTACCGCAAGATGTTGGAAGAAGTTAAAGCAGGTGGTCACAAGTTCTTCTGCAATTTTCTCTTTACACAAAAATAAAAGCCCCACACTAGGCAGGGCTTTTTTAATGGACTTAAAGGCTCAAGTCTTTATAGGTACTCTAGAGATACATATAGTCCATATTGTGTCTTAGATCCAATACTTAATGGTGAAGCTGAAATGCCAACAAACCAAGTATGACGCTTAGCAAGACCAGTACCACCAAATGTATTAGTAGTAGTTTTTGTGCCCAAGTCAGGACAGTCATCAGGTCTGTTACTATTATCATAGTATTGTAACCATTTAGGTTGAACAGCAGCAACATCAGTATTAATACTATTTACAAAGTGACCACCACTTCCGGGAGAGTTGTACAATGGAACTACAATACCAGTACCGCCAACAGTTTCGGTATCACCAGTGACAGTTCCTAATCTTGAGTCACCATTACCATTACCGGCAGTAGCTTCTGTCTGAGTAAAGTTATGGAATCTAACCCCAGAGGAGTTATCGTAGAAGTCCTGACCAGCTCTTACTGGGCCTGCATCTGGCCAAGGAGCTCCCCACCAGAACATGTCACCAGAACCATAGAAATTACCCTGTAAAGCAGTATTGTCAGCACCATTGGCATCTACCCAAAGTGCAGTTGTCTTACCTGCAAAGTTTACCAATTCACAAACTTTAGTGGTTACACCAGAAGCTGGGAAATTGATATTGGTTCTATCATATATTCTTAATTGACAGTTCTGAACATTAACATCAGTAGTATGATCGAAATTAATGTGAAAGCTTCTATTACCAGAGTTAATCTTAGTAAGAGGAATACCAGAACCAATTGTCTGAGTGTTACCTGTCGCTGGAACTGTAAATTTAATATTATTAGCCGCTGGGCCTTGTGCTGTACCTGCTGAATTTGTTACAAATGTTCTATCCTGAAAAGAACCAATTTGCACTGAGGAGCCAAACGAAGCTCCATAAAAGCCCAATCCTGAGCCTACGATGTTTGATTGGGAGCCTATCCCAAAAGTAATTTCTGCCATTTTAAAGTCTCCTTTATTGTATCTAAAAGCACCTATGTATTATAATACACAAAAATGCCAGTTATGAACATAATTTTAAGTTATTTTCTACCGCATCCACCGCATTTTCCTCTAGTCTCCTTATATTCAGACCATTTACCTATAGGGCACTTTTCTGAGGCCCAACTAGTCTTATATTTTACTATACATCCACATTCTGAACACTGTCCACCAGTTAGTTTTTCACAATTATTACATAGTTCCATTCTGCTATTGTATACTTTTGCAGGAACATTTTTTAGTCCATTTGCAACATGCTTAGCTGCTGCCTTAGTAAAGTTCATAGCTTTTTTTGCTAATGACGGCTTACTTGTGGTTGATGGGGCAGGAAGTTTCTGTAATAATTCTTCTACCTGCTCCTTTTTATAAATACCTTTGCATTTGTCACAAACATATACAGTATCTTGAATCAAGGTAAAATTACCATCGCAATCTGGTTTTAAACATTTCATTATCAATATCCTTCAAAATTAAGGTGGAAAACAAGGGGTGTCTGCGCTAGGAAAGAAATCAGGACTACTTATATCAACATCAAGTGGTAACGGGGCAGGTGGATTGCACGAATGATCGGGACAGGTGAATGGGCAACCAAAAATTAATTCCCAACTCCATGTATCCATATTGAATAGCCATGCACATTCAGCATTAGGGCAAACAGGGGAAGTTGGCTTATCATCATCATCGTCATCATCGTCATCATCATCATCTGGCTCTGACGAAGTATGACACCATTCTTCGGTTTCTCCATCTGGAATACTTTGTCCCTCATTTGCTGTACCATCTGGACAAACATTAGTATCATCTGGTGGTTCCGAAGGTGGTTCAGAACAAGATCCATTTGCCATTTCAGTATCAAATGTCCCGTCATATGGTGGTTCTGAACATTTACATGGTTCAAAACAGCCAGTAAGAGCGGTATCTAAAGTCCAAGTATTTCCATCCCACATGTATGCACACCAACCACAAGGCGACGGTGGATCTTCAGGTGGTGGAGGATCTGGAGGGTCTGGACAAACATCATCTTGGCATGTGCCAATATAAATATCTCCGTCGTTTCCAATGTGTAGAGGAGGACAACAAAAACAAGTACAGTCACTAGCAAGATCAACCAGTTTCCAATATCCGCCATGGGGATCACTCGAATCAAGCTCCCATTTATATACACACCCGCCCTCACACGTAGGTGTAGTTGGCGGTGGAGGCTCTGGACAAGACTCTTGACAAGTACCAAGTACTAATTCTCCTATTTCACTTCCCGTACCCGTAGGTTCACAACAAGTTTCTTCACAAAAACTAACATCACTACGGAAATACCAATCACTACCAGTCCATTCATACCAACAGTTAATTGATGGTGGATCTGGCGGTGGGGGTGGAAATCTTGGGCAAGTATCTTGACATGTTCCAAGACTTATCTCTCCATTAAATGTACCAAGAAAATCAGGTTTACAGCAAGTCTTTGTGCAATAGTTTGGAATTGCTTCAAAAGGATTCCAATCAGAGCCATCCCACTCGAAGTAACATTGAGCAGGCCTCTCTGGTGGTAATCCACATGCGACACCAATATCATCGCAAGTACCAAGACCAACAGCCCCATCAAATGGACCAACATATGTGGGAGGGCAACAATTACACTCCCTTTCAGCAGTAGGGTCATATACATCACAGTCATCTCCAAGAACCTCAGTGCTTTTGCAACAAAAACTGAGACCATCTAAAATCCATTTAAACTCAGATTCAGACCATGTATAGATGCACTCACCCTTGCATGTTCGCGGAAGTGGAGGTGGTGGCTCTGGCGGCTCTGGAGGAGGATAAACCACTTCAGAACACTCATCAGCAGGTTCTGCTCCGGGAGTTCCTTTTTCTGGAGTACATTGAATAATCCCGCCAACTGTACAACAATAAGTAGGGTAAAGCTTAGGATCACAACATAGGGGTTGGTCGCCAAAATCATATGGACCAAAGTTCTCACCACTTCTTGCAGCATAATTACCTCTCCCTAATTCACAAAGGGATTCCAGTTCTTCGCCACCTCTTTTATATTTAGACAGTCTCCATATTACGAACTCTCCAAAATTCCCATTATTATTATTCTTAGTATTTCGCATAAAAAGATCAAAAAAGCTTTTAATCGGAAAAGCATTTCCATCTGCGTCTACGTTAACAATTCTAGAATCAGCCATAAAGGGTTTTTTGTCTACTATTGTTACAGCGTCAGTATTTCTCACACAACAAATTGTAATACCTTCAAACTGAGGGCATTCTGGATCGTCCTGTCCACGTTTTATTACATCTACTATTTCTTGGCTAGTAGCAAAGAATCTACCACCACAAGCATCTACGCCCAACTCTGCAATCGCGCCCAACTCGTAGCCGTTTAGACATACAATAAATTCATCATCTTTCTGCTGATTTACATTGCATAAAAGAAGTGCATAATCAAACTTACTATCATTGCAAGGATGCTTCGTTCTATCAAAATCAGGGTACCCAGTAGGAGGGTCAAAATTTCCCGGAACTGGGAGATAGACTCCTGAGTTCCAAGCCTCATCTAGATCCATTGGGCCTGCGGGATTTCCATCACAATAGAACAGGCATTGTCGCTTGCATTGAGCGCAAGATTCTCCCTCTCTACAACAACACGCGCGGCTATTCATTAACCATAACTCCTTATTACTCTTCTACTGGAGGAACATCACAACCGATATACAAGAATCTCCAATTTCCATTGATTCTAATGCAACTAGCATACAAAGGTAAATTCTCTTTTATCTCAAGATGTTTATCCAAGTTCTTAACTTTAATTTCTTCCCCAGTGGCTTGTAAGCCGCCGCCAGTATCTTTGTATATTTGTACTGTTGACTCTCCATCGGGGTTCTGCCCGTTTGCAGGTTTTACTGGAGTTGTTAAGAAACCTTCTACTATCTGATAGCCACCAGCCCAAACCTGTCTATCTTCATCCCATCTTAAATCAACGGGACCAGTCTTCCATTCAGATCTATTTCTTGCATAGTTAACTTTAAAATCTTGACCGTCTCCCGGAACAGGAAGGCCATTAACATCATAACCCCAGCCAGACAATAGTAACGGCCCTCTTAGTCCATATGTTCTATATTCACTTGCTCCAGCTGCAATGTTACCCTTGTCTTCAAATGCCATATGACTGCCACCGTTCGACACAGCTTCAAAATCGTCCACAATAGTAACACCAAAATCTACCGTACCAATCGCTTGCTTGCTATCTGACCCAAAATACGGGTCCAAATCTTGTGCGGCGGGATTAACTAGATTGCTGGAAAATTCAGCTCCAGTACTATCGTCAGCCTCTTTAGGCTCTTTTACATACGGTAAAAACGATTTAGGTGCATCATAATGTTGCCCTGTTTCAACACGCATATGGAATGCAGGAAGACCAATAGGGCTCAATATTTGTTCCTGACTACAGCCAAAGGTTATGTCATAAGCATGTATAATACCATTGCCAAACTGAACCTTGCGGATGAGATCTTCACCTACACTTTCTCCATTTTTACCAGACATCAGCCAAACTTGTGCGCCATCTGGGTTATTCGCGGCACCACCGGCAGCAGCCATCGGAACTGGGATTCCAGTAAAGAAATTATTAACTTTAGGCTTCAACGCTCCTGCCTGTTGTACTCCGCCACCCCCAAGTGGACCTCCTCCTCCTCCTCCTCCTCCGCCTCCAGAAAGGGGCGATATAGGAATATTAGATGATCGCTGTTTTAACGCTTGGATTTTGTTTTTATTAATAGCTGCTATCCTATCAACATTGTATTTAGCTATTTTGCCAAAGTTTCTAGTCCAAGTGGAAAATTCATAGTTTGTAGTTATTCCACCAGTTCCAACTTTACAAGAAATTTTAGTCACATATGGTCCACTGCCAGTAAATCTTTCAGCAATATTGTACTCCGGGAATTCTGCCAATTCTACAGATCCAGATTCAGACTGATACATATCTGCAACAGCACTTCCAACTAAAGCAAAAGCTGCTTCATCTAACACGTCTACACTTCCAAAAACTTCTGGACGAAGTTGGGAATTTTGCTCTATTTCAGCTTTGCCCCTCTTGCTGCTATACCTATACCAAGGACCCCAAGTATATCTTGAGCTATTTTGAGGAATAGATATTTCAAAGGGTCTAACTGCACTACCCATATACTTTAAACTTAGGGCGGCATTTTCCATGCTACCGAAACTCGCTACGCCGTTTAACCCACCACTAAAACCGCCCGCTCTACTAACAGGAGCGCCTAGTCCGGCAAAAAACCCAAATATTCCATCCATAGCAGCTCTTGGGCCAGTCGTGAGCTCTCTATCTTCAGCCAGTTCCCCTGATTCACGATTCAAGCCCCCGTTTACAAACTCATAGACACCGGGAACTGTAACATGAACCATTGCAGAGACATCATCATATGGATTGTTATTTTGTTGGAAATACGGATTTTGTCTCCAATATATTTTGTTATCAATTGTGACTTCTGTAGTTCCCACAAGAGTTGTACCAAATCCCGGTATTACATAAGGTAGAGTTCTACCCGCGTTGCCGAAATCTCTAGTGAAGACACCATTAGATGTAGTACGTGAACGAATATATCCCGCACAAGCTTTGAGCCTTCCTTCGTCATCGTAACCATCAATATCCTTGATAGTAAAGTCGGGGTCCCATCCAGAATCACTTATCGCCCATGCAGATTCAGATTTTTCTTTTACAAATCTAATATTGTTGTCAATTCCGCCGGGTTCAACTGGCAACATAACGAAATACGTTTTGCCATAATAGTTTTTCGCTGTATTTAAAACCGCTGAAAAAATCTCGTCGGAACTATTAGCATTACCCTGCAAATAATTGAGTGCGTCTTCTTGGGCCATTGATCTCAGATGGTTTCCGTTAAAAGATGAAGTCATCGCATAGGGGGTCATGACATTTTGAATCAGCTTATTGAATTTGCTTTGGCTCATTCTAGCAAAACTGCTAAATACTGGGTTGGTGACATTAGTATATCCGTAAGCAGAGCCGACTACGTGATACCAACTCCATGTATCAAATCCAGAACAAGCAGCTTTTAACTCTGCTATGTGGGCATTATATACAGCACCATTAGGCAGTAAAACTGGTGCTATGTCAGTGTCTGAAAATCCTGCTCCAAGAAGCCACTCTCCGTTGAGATCCTTACCATAAACAGGTATCATGTATTGCATACCGGCATGCCAAACTCTAGTAGCCTTATCTCCAATCATTAACTTTTGTGTAGTGACATCTGCAAGTTCTTTCCCATTAGTAGCAGAGATAAGTGTAGTAGACTTTTTATCATTTACTAAAGTTTCTATAACTCCGGGATTTGGTTGAGACGTTTTATTCAAATAGCTAAAAGATATGACAGGCCCAGTAACATTTTCATCATCATCCAAAGTTGGAAGGGTGACGCCGTTCAAAACCTTTTCTTCAAATATAGGAGTTGGTACAATTCCGCCACCACTACCAATTTGCACTCGGGTGGTAGTAGGCTTGATAAATGTTACGTAATCATGAACTATGATATCAGTACACTCCTGCAATATTGCATTAATGCTCTGAAAATCACCCTTGATTCTCAGGAAACTTGGAATTAAACCCTTTAGTTCACCAAAGTCGATAGTGAATTTTGATTCGCCAAAATGAATGGGGCCTCCTATTATTTCTTCATCATCACTATTTGTAGAAGCATCAGGACTTGGATCTTGATTTCCTATATCAAGAGTATGTTCTGATCTGGATATTTCTTCTATAATTGTTAGCAACTCTTTAGCGTCAAAACCAAACTCGTTTCTTCCTGAGCCGCCAAAAAGACCACCAAAAGCATAGTTCTCTTTTATGCCAAACGGGTTGTAAATATTGTTTATTTGACTTGTAAAGTTAACTCCCTCTGAAGGTAGATATCTATTTCCTTCAGTGAAGACGGTGCCCTCAAATTTGTCTAGAATAACCTGAACACCATCTAGAGCCTTGGATGGAGATTCAAAAGTAACATCATAAGTATTTCCGCCAAGAGATTGATTGTAATTATATCTTTGAAGTATTCCAACAAATTCAAAACCCCCAAACCTAAATTGACAACAAGTCCCAACTTCTGGAAATCCAGCAACAGTATCAAACTCGACACCTCCTTGTCCGTCAGGGATCATTTTGCCATCCTCATCAAGTCGGGGTTCTTTATGTTGTATAGTCTTAGGTGACGGGTTGCCGTTAGAATCCACGTTATCTGGGTCTTCGACGAGAGTCATCTGCATAGTGCTAGACTCAGCGCCATATCCTACGCTAGAAGTAAAATCAACGACATAAGCGTTGAACATTTCTAAAGGTTCTGTTAATTGCACCATATTAGTAAGACCAATCTATGTTTAGTGTGTATGATCCATTCGCTGGAGTCCAAGATTCTGTTCTATTTAGTTCGTAAGCTCCAGTTGGCTTATAAGCGTTTGCCGCAACTAGAGCCTCAGTAGTAGGTTTACTATCCCGCTTGTCTTTTTTCATTGTCCAGTCTATCGAAACATTTCTTTTTCTTTCTGGCGTCGTGCCCATATCTTGAAAAATAGGACCATCTGCCTTTCCTATTACAGCTATTATTGCCACCACCTGAACGGTTCTATTTTCATTATCGTCTGTTACAGTTAACGTTTCAGTAATTGTATCATCAGATTCCTTTTCTTTGTCACTAAAGTTTACACTATATGCTATAGTACCGGCAACAGGGCTTTTTGTAACACTTTTTGTTAAAATATTATTTGTTAATGTGCCCGCTCCGTCCTCTTTAACTTCATTAAAGAAAGTACTAGCAAGACTGTAAGCCTGATCTAAAACTCCGTCTAAAACGGCTTCAGCTTGTGCAACTTTGTTTTCCTGTTTACTAGAAAAGCTAGATGTGCTTAAACCAGCTATTGTACCATTTACAGTGACGGATGCTGTCTGATCTTCACTAAGATCATACCCAAGTTCAATGTCATGTGTAACAGACTCTTTAGAGACAAACCAAGTCTCAGTTACTGAATAAGATCCACCAGCTAAGTCAGAAGTAGCGACTCGATTATGGTTATAATATTCCTCTGTGCCAAGATCAATAAAATCGGCAGAGCTAGCACCCATATATACAGGAATAAAGTCAGTGAACCTATCTTTATCTGCCATGTCCTTGCTTATGGTAGCATCAGGTGCGCTAACAAGCCTACTTAAAACCCAATCTTTCGCCTCAGACCATGCAGATTTTTGATAGGTAGTGTTGAGTGATTTAATATATCCGGTAGCATTTACTGTGTGCGTGATCGTAAAAGTTTTTAGAGTTGTGTCTGAAACTACACTGTTGGTAAAGGTTCTTTCTGAGTTTTCAGCTACCTCCCAAGTTTCTTCTGCTGAAGAGAGAGAAAATCCATTTCCAATTTTGCCATCTCTTTTGTGGGCCACAAAATTAAATGTATAATCTTGAAACTGCACAGAGCCAGAATCATCCTGATCTCCATAATCAATGCTAGTCAGAACAGCGTCGGTAAATGTAAGGTCGTTAGAAAGGCCTCCGTAAGAAACTATTTCAAGTGTACCGACAGGAACCTCATTCTCTGTCAAGGCTAGTTTTTCTATCATTTTGCCAGCCAAATTATTTTGTCGAGCACCCGGAGTAGTTATGGCTCCCTCAGCAATGATTTGACCCGTGACAGTAATATTATATATTAAGTCAATTAAAGTGCCATCTCCAGATTCAACTCTTTCAGTACCAATAGAATACTTAGGAAACGGACCAGTTGCACTAGTTCCTCCTATAGTGAGCTGATCTCCTCCAATGGGATTAAATGTTACTGCCATTTATAAACTCCTTAATCTTGATAACCTCTAACAAACGTAGGCATAACTCCTGTGCCCAATCCTACAACTCCAGATATTGCTATATTCATATCTGCTACGGTGATGTTAGCTCCTGAAACAGCCAAGTCAACATTTGAACTCTCTGTAAGATTATACACAATTAGGTTAGCATTTGCATCCAATTCTTCACCTCCGCCAATTCCTTTTCTATATACAACTAGAGTTGCTACACCTGAATTTGGTGCTGTAGCAGCAATAACTAAATCATTATTTGCGTTGTCTCTTCTAGCTCCAACTGTTGTAGAAGTTCCTGCGCCTGAAATTGAAATGTCGGCGGCACTATCAAATACTCCAGTTGCAGAATCAACACTAATAGCAAGAGGTGCAATACCACTAGCTATACCAAAGCTATCTGTTTTGACTACAAGTGTTGAAAGCTTATCCGAAGGAGCATATATACCTCCCTCGACAGAAAGTGTTGTTGTCGCAAACTGCGCACCACCCTGCGGACCCACGCCAGTGGGAGCACCAAGGTATACCGCTAACGGAATTGCCTCAGATAGCGAAACAGCATCTTTCTGCTGGACAAACATATCCGCACCACGCTGTGCAGCTTCTCCTCCAAACACATATAGATTTCTATCATTTGTAGAAAATTCTGTACCTGCGACAAACGCATCACTTTCAAATGTCGTCGTGGAAGGTCCAGCGATGTTCAGTGTTGAAGCGAGTGTTGTATCTGTAAACGTAGCACCAAGGAATAGTGTAGTTTCAAATTTCTCAGCCTGCCTTAAGTGTAATGGGAAGTCTCCGCTCGCAGGATTTGGAACATGTACATGTAAAGGTATTCCAGAATTAACTCCTATAGAAGCAAACTGAAGACCCATAGTATTAGTACCACTTTCAAAAGGTCGGTGGTACAACAAATCTTGATCGCCACTACTGAGTATTGGAGCTGATATAAATAGATTTCCTGAATTGTGCCTTATGTCTAAGATGGATATCTTTTCTATGGTTAGCTCTGGTCTTCCAGCAAATCGAACCTTGAATGTTCTTCCCGCTAATAGTTTTGGCACACCAAAAGGTCTTACTATCTTAACAAAAGTAAACTGACTTGAAACAGAAATTGTTCTTGCTGATTCACTATTATATTGTGCGACCTCGGCAACATTCTCTGTTGGGGTGAACTCAAAGCTATAATCATAGACAGGATCTTTAATAAATTGTATATCATTAGTTAAAATACTATTTGAACAAATATTTACACTACTTCCAAAACGAGATGACGTTGAATCCGTATAATTTGCTATTAAGGATGCTGTGTCATTTTCATGTATTGCAAATTTGTATATAGTGTTTGTTCCCGGCTCAGAAACTGCTACATAACCGCTTTCTGCATTTAAATCAAGACCATATCCAAACAGTTTATAATTATACCCGCAAGAAGTAGTGCCAGATATATTAGAGGACACATATCCTCCAGCATAAAGTGATTCTATATGAGACCAAGAAGAACCATCATACTTATAAATATATACAGCTCCTTCTGGTGCGTTTCCATGAATTACACTAAGGTCGGTGTTAACTACATAAGGGTCTAGAAGAGGAGCAGAAACTGCGGCATAATCTCCATCAATTTTGAATTTTGCTCCAAAACCAACCTTTATCCCGTCCGCTAAGTTAAATCTATTTTCCTTATATCTAACACCATCTGAAAGAGTTTTAAACGAGAACACTTTATTTTCAGTATAATAACCATCAGATAATTCAAGTTTACAGACAGAACCAAAGTTTATTGATTGCTCGTCATAATAAAGATCTTCGCCATCCCATTGGATTGTATTTCCAAGATAATTGTTTGATTTTAATACCGTTGAATCTTGATCAATAAAGTCTCCTAAGATTGCATCAGTCATAACCCAGCCATCAATATCCTCAACTGTCACAGGAACCGTAAAAGAGGGCTCTATAGCACATAAGTCATAAGTAGGTGTTCCATATCTAGTTCTGGTCAAAGTTGCTGGTTGCAATATGCCCACCATATCTCTAAGTCCGTTTGGAGTGCTGATTCTTGCTGAAATAGCTATTCTATTATTTTGAGAAATTGCTACAGATTTATATCTCACTAGCATTGAGCTATCACCCACTTCTAATAAGTCAAGCTCAGCTAAATCTTCATAAATTTTGTCATACTCAAATTTAAGAGATAGACTGTCTTCATCCGAATATTCAAAAACTTGAAGGGCTTTAATGTTCGATAAAGCGGAAACATTTGTCGCTATTGCTAAATAGTTATCATTTGAACCAATTGCGTCTCTAGATAGCTCTCTATCATAGAAAGTATTTATGGCATCATTTCTATAATTAGTAAGCGTTTCTCCTACCTTAGAAGGCGCATAGTAGCCATATCTAAAATTGCTGATTGGGACATGTTTATTTCTAGATATTGAGTTACTTTTTGTTTCGGGTATTACAGTTTCAGAGTTATTACTAAAATCAAATCTATTTTCTGTTCTTAATAGCTCACACGAATGACTATAATTATTGGCTATTGAATTAGCAGATGGAATCACCGCACCTGAAGCATGCAATGTTATTGGGTCTCCCTCAAACGTTATAGGGCCAGACACAAATAGGTCTGCGTCTTTTGCGTCAACCTGTCTACCAATGAATAGACTTGTGTCAGTTGTTGCATTTTCATGTCCTCTGAAAAATAATGTTCCGGTAGAGCTTATTGGTTCAGTATTAATTGTTAAAGGCATTAACCCTGAAGCATTGCCGGGCTCCATAAACAGTGGCATGTCTCCGCTGGCATCAAATCTATTTATATGCAGAGGCATAGCTCCAGTGCCATTTCCTGTCATACCGCCCACAAAAAGTTGGCCCTCTACACACGGCATCGAATTTGAAATTCCATGAACACCAGAAAATGCTACATCTATATTACCACTAGATAAACCACCTTGAACGTAGAAGTCAAAAGATCCGCTAGTATAGGTTGGATTGATGGAAAGATTTAAGCCTTCATTTACTCCTGTTCCACCAATAAATGTTAAGGGTATGGTTGCTTCACGGTGTGTGCCTGTAGGAGGGATCATGGAAAGTGCAAGTCCATCACACTCAAAACCTATAACATCTGACATGACTAGATCAAGTCTATTGTCGTCTACGACTTCCCCTAAGTGTAATGGCGCAAAGTTATAAGCTAAACGAACACCAGAGATATGTAAATCAACATTGCCACTTTCGGCAATATGGCCTCTAGTGAAAAGATCCCTATTTCCACTTTCAATAGGAATACTATTAACCATCAAAGAAAGAAATTCTGGCTTAGGTAAGTCAAAAGCTAATTGAGGCGAAATAACCTGAATACTACTACTCTCTGTGCCTAAAAGAACGCCAACAGATTCATTCAAATGCGGGTCAACGTTTCCAACACCAGCCCTAACCAAGTCCAATGTTCCGGGTATTTTTTTGTCGAATCTCAATTCCACGGGGTCGTCAATAACTAGTTCAGGAGCATTGAACAAAGCGTTGTCTATAGCGTCAGGATCAGGTTGGTCAAGTAAATACCAATTTCCATCACAAGCAAATCTTCTAATTCTACCAAGATCATATTCTTGATATGTAACATTAGCTATCACTGTTGCATAATTAATAAATGAGTGGGGATTATCCTCATTGTGATCAACATTATTATATGCTTTTTTATAAGCCTGTACGCCATCATCATAAGGAGAGGAGTTACCGAAGCGTCTGGGTCGCGCTCTCCATTCATCGTTCCAAGAAAGAAGCGAGATAGCTAAGACTTTTCCGCTTTTGTGGAAGGAACGACTATATGTTTCTTTGTTTACATCATCAAATTCTAACTGGTAATTTGTAGGAATCCTCACACCAAAATCATCGACTGTATCAGTTAGCGCTTTTCCTGTTCCGTCATTATGTCTAAATGTTCTATTGTCTTCAGACGAAAGAAGTTTGTGATCCATAAAGTAATTACGCTCATTAAGAACACTTTCTCCAAGATAATTTGTGGGCGAAAGAGAAACTGTGCCTATATACCTACCACCGACAAACCTATATGAAGGACTTAAAAATGCCATGTCCTGCCAATTTTGAACTCCCCCAAAATAAAGAGGTGCTAGATCTGAGCTTTCTTGGCCATACACTAAATCACTTCCAGAAACCTGACCAGCTTGCCTTATGGTTAATCTTGGGTCTCGATTATATAGTCCAATCGTTGGTAGTACACGAGGTCCATCAGCAATACCGACAGCTCCAACAGCGTCTCCCTCCAAATTTCCTAGAAGAGTGCTGTTATAATCAACAGTCACGTCAAAACTTATATCTATCGGAATTGTTAAAACTTGACCCTTCTTTGAGAAGTTACGCATACTATAGAAAATAACAGGTGTGCGATGCGAATTATTTATATCAATAGTCGCGGCGTTATTAAAAGTACCTTCATTTTTAATGTATTCATATACGTTGTTTAAATTGTACGCAGTATCCTGAGAAAAATCTTCAACAAAAGAAAAGAATGGAAACAAAGGTTCCGTGAATCGACCCAATGGCACTGCTCGTGGCAATGGAGTTCTTCCGGTATCTGAGAATATTGCATAAGCCCTATCATTAGGAAGTCTTCTGCTCTCAAAATTGCCCGCAGGATATCTTTCGTTTTTAATTGAAGCAAATATCTTACCTCCAGCAATATCAAAGCCGCAGAAATCTAAGATTCCACCACCTTCTGTAGTTGACTCATTCAGATTAAAAGTAGCCTCAGCATTGGGAGAACCATAACCCGGAATTGCAGCAGTTATCCTTTGTATAAATTCTGGTCGATCACCCGACAAATCATATAAGACAAGCCTTTTAGCCACAAGTGCGTGATCGCCAAACTCATCTATTGGTGAAGTATCTAGATAGGCTAATATGCCGTCCTTGGCTCTAAATTCAGATACAGCATTCGGAACATAATAGGTTGTAAAATTTTCATGTCTTACAATAATCTTAGAGCCATTAAACCGCAAAAAGTTCTTATCCTCGAATCTAACTGGGTCGCCATTAAAACCTCGTAGCGGCGTGCTTCCATCGAGTGCGGTCGGAACTTGTATCTCTTGAAGATTTGACCGGCGACCATAACTATTACTCGTTTTATACTCTAAATAAACGAGGAACTTAAGGCAGTCATATTCAGACTCATTGCCGAGTACAAAACCTTCTCGAGTTCGGTATGCAGGATTTTTATAAAGATGCTTACCTTGAGCTAAACCGCCAAAAAATGGACTGAGTTTAAAAAGAGCAGATGTGTTTGGATCATATTCATCACCTGAGTAAACAGAAGTGCTTGAATTAATTGACCAGCCTAAAGCGCCGGATTTCCTATACAAATACTGATGTCCCCCCCAAAGATCAGCTCCATGTGGATAAATTCTGGGATCTTTAAGTGCTTTCTTAGTTGTTTTATATTGGTCTTCCAAAAAGCCGTTAAAGCCGTCCGTAACAATATAGCGACTGGTCTTCATACCAAACTCAGAGGTATTCGTAAAACTAATGACTTTTATATTATTTCCATCATTAATCATTAGCTTGCCAGAATCAGCCTTTATGGTTGGAACATCATAGTCTCTGAAAGTAGGTCTCACATATTCATTCGCTTTTTCGGGTACTGCAATCGGAACTGTAAGAAATAGACTACCGGGAGGACTATCAAATTTAGAGTAAAAAATCTCAAACCTTGGCACAATTTTGTAGGGGATCGCCTGCATTGATCTTGCTACTAGAGCATCTTCATCCTTGTCAGTAGGATCGGTGTCTAATATTTTCTTAATGTGCAAAGAGAAAGTATCTACATTTACAATTTCATTATAAGGTCTTGTGTGTCTGTCTGCAAATTCCTGTAATATTACGTTTTCTTGTCGCTTTGTATGTATACGCTCATCTGGCATTATTCCAAATTGTTTACTGCCTCCAGTGGTGCCATCTCCTCGAGATGGAGGGGATTGGCCTTGGGCATCGCTATATCCTATGTATTCAGGGTTTGATGAATTTGGTTCTATAAAGTCATAATCGAACAACAAGAGGTCAGAGAAAAAGCTGAAGGCTGTCGAAAAGTGATTAACTTGATCTGCGACATAGAGATTATTATCATCATCAAGTGTTATTGCGACACCAAATCCGTCAGTAAACTTTTCCCCCTGATTAAAGTCTGCTAGATAATGACTTCTGACCCTAGATGAAGACTGTGCATTATAAGGATATTTCCATATGTTACTATCTACTTCTTCCTTGTAAATTTTTGTGTCAAATATGTCTACGTTCACCCTTCCTGTTCCAAATCTTACTTTCCCAAACGCAAAACCTTGACTATCCGCGATATATATATTAGATAAGTTACCATATTTTTTCTGCGCATAAAGTTTATGCCAGTATATATCATCTATACCAACATCCTGATCCATCCCCGGCAATTTGCTAATGTGATCATTCTGTGTATCCGCAGTAACAACTAAGCCGTCGTCTCCAACAAAAACGCATCCCTTATTTAATATCCCCGTTAGAATCCTGTAAGCATGGAAGAACCGAAACTGAGCGTCTCTTGATTTTACTTCATCTGAGGTAGTAGAAGAAGTGTCAGGAATGTCAGGATCTTCAAAATCATCCATACCGTTACCATAGTTGTAAAAATCTACATCATCTCCATCTGTAGAAACAACTGGTTCGCTCGTAGGTGTTTCAAAAGTTTCATCTTCACCATATGTAATTCCTGTGGGATCATCTGGAGCAGGTTTAGCTGGATCATCAGTCTCTTCTGAAGTCGTGGCGCAAAGTTCCGATATTGTAATACGCAGTTCTTTCATCTGAAGCGGGCCAGAGCCATGTCGCTGCTCAAGAAATTCGTCTTCATAATCATTGCGAACTTTCCGGGCATCAATTGAAGATCCTAGTTCTGGATCTACATAATCGTGAATAAAAAAGTCCTTTGCGAAAAACGTCATATCTGCTAAAGCCCGAAGGTCATTTGCTGGCTGAGATATTGCTTTGACACCATTTGAATTAATATCTATTGCGTGACCCAATCTAAAGTTAGAGTCTTTAACCTCAAGCTCACCAGTACTGCTTGAATGACGCCTGTCAATGAATAGCTCTTTAAAAGACATATTAGCAGTCAAAACTTCAGCATTGGAAACCTTTTCACCTACAACATTTATGCCAACATCACTATGAGAATATGCCCAATTAGAGGTGGGATTCTCATTATCTACAGACTTTAATAGTGTCCAATTAATCTTATCAACACCCCTAGAGTCTGTTATAACTAGCCTGTTTGTAAGATTTGGCTCAGAATATAACTCATAAGAACTACCTGATTTTTTAACATAATGGAGCCCATTTAGTTCATGTATTGATTCTGTATCTGCGGCAGGACCACCGGCATATGCAGCGGATTCTAAAGCGGAAGTTATTTTTATTAGATCGCCGTTTTGTAATTCTGTGGTGTCTAGGGTAACTGTGTCATCTGATACACTAATAGAAGAAACATTTCCGCTCCTACGAACAAAATGATCTACTCTTCCAGCTCCCTTATTAACTAACTTAGTGGTCATAAAATTCATGCCCGCGCCCAAGCCTGAGATTTCATCCACAAAAATTTTAACATTTGTTCTTTTACCACTTGGGCTTGTCTCAACGTATTCTATTACTTTGGTCTCAGTGTAATCAAGGTTTTTATGATCATCGAGAGCAACTGCAATACCGAAATAGGCGTTGCCCGGTGGGAGTGGATTCTGAAACCGTGTATTTCCAAAAACAGTAATGGCCTCGTTCTGTATATCCGCCGGTACTTTTCCAGTTTCTCCACTGGGTCCAGTCGCAGTACATTGGAGCACGCCACCTCTGACATAACGGGGATTGAGACCTTTTTCTAATATAGTATTTGCAAAAGCCTCCTGCATCTCTATGAGGCCCATAGTGTTAACGTCCACTCCATTGACTTCAGATCCCATTGTCGAGCGGGTAATCTTTACACCATCATTTCTCGTAATTTGGAACACAAATTTTAATTCTCTCGGATCACAAATCGCGCCCGGAATGGTCACGGCCTGACCAAAGTAGTCATGTCCCTGATTCGCAGTTATAGTCTCAAAATGAATTTCAGATTCACCAGCTATGGTATGTACAGGAAAAAAGAGGTTGCCATAGTGAGTTTTATCATTAGGCATATCATCGTGATATGAAAGAATTGGATCTCTTACTGTTCTTATTCTATGAAGACTTTTAATGTCTTGAGTATATCCAAGTACTGTACTATCAAAATCTGGCAGTGATGCGATAGCCACATCGCCGGAAATTTCTATATTATCATACTCTGGAAAATCATCAGAATTAAGCTCGAAAGGTGTTTTTTCAAATGCACGCACACGATCCAACTCTAGCGAGGATGTTTTATCCTGCCAGTTGGTAAAGTCTTTTATATTCTCAGGCGACTTCATAAATAAATCAAGAGTGGAAGAATCTCCATTCTTAATTGCAAGCGACATCGCATCTGTTTTCTTCTTTGCCATTTTTTTTCCTTAGTCTGATCGCTGATTTAATTTTCTGGTGAACTCTTCTAGTGCAAGATCAATTTTATCTCCAGCCTGTGAAACAACCGAGTCACCAATGACTTTAACAATATTATTAATTGCTTCCTGTGAGAAACCCGGAATATTCAAGGTTCCATCAACTTGTATTGTATGTGATATTGAAAGATCCGAGAACATAACAGCAATATTACTTAGCATTCCTGCTAGACTATCAAAGACAGAAAGAGATTTTGCAACCGCATCCATCATGCCTGAACCCATACCAGACATCATACCACCATTTTGCCTATATTGCACTCCCCCAACAGATCCACCTTTAGCAAATCCGGGAATTTTACCTCTGTTAACAGAATTCATAAATCCAGTGCCATGTTTCTTAACAGCAGAAGGACTCATCACAAACTCACCCGGCGTCAACATAGCAGGAACAGAATCCACAGAACCACCTCTAGCAAACCCTGCAACGGGTTGGCCACCAAAGAACTGATTCATTCTAAAATATCCTTGTCTGTGAGAATTTGCTACAGCTTGATGTTGTGACTGGAGTAGCATTTTTCTGAATTTTGACGGCAAAAAGAAAGACGAAATCTGCACTTCTTCATTCATCTGCTTTAGCATTTCAAATGGTTTTTCTACAAGACCCTGCAAATGCGCTGGAAGCATCCCTTTGGAACCATCAGCAAAACCGGACCCAAAATTGGAGATACCAACAGGAAGAGGATTGCCGTTCGTATCGAAGAGACTGCCGCCAACTATAGAAAGTTTGCCCTCTCTCATTCGCTTCACAGCATAATCACGGGGAACAGTAGGTATGCGAGAAGTTATCCCAAACAAAGCTTGTTGCTTCATTAAGAAATCACTTCCGGGGCGAGTAGCTCGCATGTCGAACCGCCTCTTCATCACTTGTAGATCTACACGTCTTCCAAGCGAAGTGTTTTCAATTACGGACCCATCTTGTCCGGCGGGTGCAGGGGCGGCCCCGCTAGGTCTTCCTATAACTCTAGCGTCTCTAAAATCAAGAGTTTTAGCTAACAGTGTATCCATAGCTTCATTGACGTACATATTTCTAAATGTTGGATAGAATTTGTCCACGGCTCCGGCACCAAATGCTCCCTCAAATACACTCCTTTCTAGACCACCTGCTCCCCCTCCCACACGCGTATCGAGTGGCTCACCTAAGAATGTGCTACCATAAATCAAGTTATCTTTCATAATCTTGGAAACAGTTTTAGGATCAAGCCTATCCAACAGTCCTAGTATTCCACCCCCTGATTGTGGATCTAAAGAGTTTTTGGCGAAGGATAGCCCCATCAAACCAAGCATGCCTCCAATATCAGCGGGAAATGTATTGAACATACCTGTACCCATCAGCATTTCGGCTGTTCTTTTTTTACCTAGTGCTGCTGCCCAACTTAGGTCACCCTTTCTTCTAGGCTTGAGGAGCTTGACTCCCGGTAACATAGGTACGTTCTGCTCAATCAAAGAATCAAGCCATGTACCAAGATCCTCTATCCCCGTATATGGAGCATTAGCCATAGCATAATCTAAATTCTTATAGAATTGTTCTGCCCTCCAATCAGGATCATTTACGCTCTGTCTCCCCTGCCTATCAAGTGCGTTTCTAGCTCCGGCAGACGTCCTATTAGCCATAGGATCACCAGTACCTGTTCTAGGTCTCTCTGGGCCAGTGGACCCGTTTTGTCTATAGACAACACTAGTGTTACCGTTGTTTATAGAGGAAAGTGTTGAGGTTCCTATCTTATCGACAGCGCTTTTTCTTATAACAAATTCGCCCGGAGTTAGCATTGCTGGAACCGTATCAGTTCCTCTTGGCTGGAATACAGATCCGCCACTTGCAAACCCACGAATCAGTCCCCCTCTTGCGTTTCTGGCGGGTTGCAGATTTTCGAGAGCAGTGACCGCACCTTTAAGTTCAGTTACCATTGTGCTTAAATTTTCATTACTCTTCTTGGCCAATTGTCTAATTTCTTCTTGTTTAGCTATTTCTCTTTCTCTGATTAGAGCCTGCGCGTCTTGCTCTCTCTGACTTATGGCCTGAAGTTCAGCAATGAGCTGATCTTCTTTGTTTGTTCTCTCAAAGATAGCCTTAACCAATTCAGGAGGCGCGCCCTGTCTTCCGCCTGTCATTCTCCTAAAGTTCGTGTCTAGCTGTCTGACTTGCAGCTGCTTTTTAATCATCTCTCCGGTCATACCGGGAATAAGTTCAACGTCTTTGAATTGATCCAGTAAGTTTGCAACAGCGCCCCGCATCTTATCTGGAATAGCTTCTACATTTCCAGTCATCAGAACTCTTTGAAGTGCCATGAACGATTGATCAATTTGTCTTCGCCCATCATTAGTAGCAAAGGTGTAGTTCTCAATAGACTTCTGCATGGCATTACGTTTAGACTTTTCTTTATCTATTTCAGTCATAACTGCGGCGGCGAGATCTGCCTGATTCGCTAATAATTTCAGCGCCTGCTCAGCATTTGCCATTTCTTGATTGAGTAGCTTTTGTTTGTTTATCTGCTCTTGTTCTCCTCCTAAATCGCCCTTCGCCGCCTTACGACGGGCTTTCCGTACAGCGTCCGCCATCGCTTCTTCTAACATAGCAAAATGATCCCTTGCTCCAAAGTCAATATCGTCACCCCCCATGCCTACTTTCGCATTCCTTCCTTCAAAAAATGCGCCTCCGGGATTAAACCCGCGAAAAGCTCCTGCGGGAGCCATAGGAATATTTTGACCAAGTGCAGCCATAACTGCTAATCCTTGCTCTGCTATAGCATCCTCAATTGATAAGTCTATATCCATAGCATCTCTAAGTCGCGCATTGCCTCTTTTTATAACATCAACCATATCCATGTTTGCTTGACGGATAGTCTGAGCTTGTTTTCTAACCGCATCTCCAAACATTGCGATTGAATTAACTTGCGCTTGTTGAGTTTTAGCTAATTTTCCTGCGGCATCTATAACTTCATCAACATTATGGCCGAGTATATCCATAAGCTCAGAAATATCTGAAGCTTCAAATCCATCTTCAAATAAGTTCTTTAGAGCCTCTTTCGCTTCTGCTGTAAGACTGGACGCATCAACACCGAGCATGGCTACAGCCTCTTTCATTCTTTCAAAAGGCTCTAGATCCATCAGTTCGCCGGGATCTCCTATGATACCCTCAAAATTAGTTCGCATTGCCTCATTTTCTCTGAGCCTTCCAGCTGTAGCTCCAAACCCCATATCTGTTAAAGCAGATGCTCCTTCGACATTGAAACCATCTTTAAGTGTTGCTATAAGATCGCCAGATGTTACTTTTACATTTTGAATAGCTCCAGTAATCTGACCAAGGGCGGCTTTTGCTGCATCAGCAGCATGACCAAATTGAATGAATTGTACATTTACTTCCTGCAAAGCTTTGGCTCTAGCTCTTTCAGCTTGCGCGAGCTGGACTTCTAATATGGCTAACTTTCGTGCGGATTCAGCTCTTTTCTCTGCGGCATGCAACATCTCTTGGTCAGCATTTCTTCGAGCTTCCACAGTCTCTCTCGTTGCTTTTCTTGCAGCCTTTGCAGCTGCGTCTGCTTCCATGCCCGAAGCAATGGCTTCAGCAAAAAAGCCTCTATATAGTGTTGACTGTAGCAATTGTAGCTGTTTTTCGTATTCTGTTGAAACGTCTGCAAAGCCTTTGCCTTCTTCCATCGCGGTCTGTACCAGAGTTTGCAAATTGCTTCTAATAGTATCGGCCACCTGAAAAGCCACTTTGCCTTGCTCTGCAGTAACGTCGTTTAATTGCTGAAGCGCATGTTGATACTGTTCATTAGTATATACGCCAGTAGCGAGCCCATTCTCAAGCTCATCGTATGCGGCTCTAGCGCTTTTGGCAGCATTAGCATTAGAAATAAATTGCTCAGCAATTCTAGTTTGTTCTTTAATTAAAGCGTCGCCTTCTAGACCTTTTTCTGCAAGTATTCGAGTTTCCCTACTGAACTCGCCTATTGTTTTTGCTGCGGCTACAGTTGCGGTTGCTAATGCTTGAATCGTCTTACGAGTTGGTTCAGATTCGTTTCTTAATTTTTGCAGTTCTTCTGCAATCGCCATTTCCTGCTGACGCATACGATCCATTGCACCTTGAGCCGAACCGGCTCCAGTTCCAGCCCCCATAGCAGAAGTGAAGCCCGTAGCATTATCTCTGGCCTGATCACGCAGCTGCTGATCATTAATATTAAACGCACCCAACAAATTTTGCTGTTGCTCTCTCCTATCATCAAGAGCATTAATACCGCCCTCTCTTATCCTCATGATAAATTCGCTAAAGCTTTTTGCCATCTTCTTACGTTCCTGCTCAAGCTGAGCAGTGTAAGCCATGTGCGCCCCAACAGCCAGACCAATTGCACCACCAAGAATACCAAGAGCTGCAGGAGCGGCAGCAGCAGCTTTTTCCAACGCAGTATTAATAGATTTTCCCGTTGTATTCGCGTTAGTAGCAATAGTATTGGTTACAATAGAAGCAAAAAAGCCGCCAAGAGCTGATCCAGTCTGAGCACCTATCATAGCCATGATACCGCCGAGCATTACAAACTGCTGAACAAGCTGTTTAGTTTCATCAGCAAGATTTGTAAACTCAATAACCATAGGAGCCATAAACGCAGTCATCATTGCAGCATTTCCTACCGCCTGCAATCTACCGCCCTGATTCATACCAACAGGGCCGCCCTTATTAAACTTGGCAACACCAGTTTTGTTCATACTATTCAAATTAGAATAACCAATTGCCTGTGCAGAAGATTTGTTTATTACATACTCACCGGGAGTTAACATGGCGGGAACACTGTCCACCGAACCACCTTTGTTGTACTGCGCGAGTTGAACCATTCCTTGTCTAAGCGCAGATCTACCTGATCTGGCTATGTAGTTGTATAGTTTTTTAGGTATACCCTCTTGAGAAGCTGCTTGGTCTTTGCTTCTTTTGACTTCTGCTACCTGAGCATTAGATATCTGGGAATTAAACATTTTCTTAAGACGTTTTCTATTTCCTGCCATAGCGCTACGACCCAAATCAAATGATGCTCCACCACCAGTAGTCATGGCACCAGTTAACGCTCCTATAACGCCCTCATATAAAAAACCTTGAAAGGTTCGTGCCGCTGTATCGTCTGCCGCAGAAGTAGCCTTGGCTTTTTCTAAGTTATTTTCGTCCACATTAAGAGCAGGAGGAAGATCTAGCTGTCCACTGATTTTGGCAATTGCCGATTGAACCCCGTCACTTATTGCACTCCTTGAAACCTGATCCATTATTGTGCCAAATTCACTACTTTTAAGCATTCCAAGTTGAGGTGAAGATACTTTATAAGGCGTAGATGGAGGAAGTACGCTAAAATTATACATATGCGCCCTTGCTTGTTTTTCATCTCCTCCGAAATACTTATCAGCAATTAGCTTTCTTTCTTTTCCGGGTAGAACTATACCCCGCAATTTATCGGCTCTTTCGATACCATATGGTTTTGTAGGATTATATTGGCCGTCGTAACCCATAGGGTTCATACTTACCGCAGCTACTGTGTTAGGCATAGCCCTAAAGCCTAACGTCCCCGTAGGAGACATCCCAGCCAAAGCCCCTAGTTTACCTCTATTAAAGCCAGCAACTTTAGGCTGTTTTCCTCCAACAGTATACCCGTTCATCGCCGCTAATCTTTGAGCGCCAATACTGTTCACAGAAGATTTTTTAATGACAAACTCACCGGGTGTAAGCATGGCAGGAACTGTATCTCTATTACCTTGACCCGGAACAAAACCACCTTTATTGAATCCATGAATCTGACCGCCCTGATTTTTAC